ATGCTTCCCTTCTCGACCGAGTTCCCCGTAATCCCCAGCAACAATCGGGCTGCCTTCGTGGCGGAAGTGCTCGCCTGGATTCGCGGTATGCAGCATCAGACCGTGCTTTCGAGTAAGTCTGAGGCAGAGCTTGACGGTGCCAATGTGCACATTCGCTCGAATACCGGCGAAGAACTCCGCATGCGGGAGTTGCGGACCGACGATGGCTGGACTGCCATCGGCATTCGACATGATCTTCCCGATGATCTCGGGCGTGTGTGGCGAACGGAGTGCGTCCTGAAGCGTGGCGCAGCAGAGGGCGGGCAGGATCTGGTTCGCGTTCGCACCCAGTGCATTGCTGCGACGCCGGGCGCACGATTGGACACTCCGAGGAAACCGTACCTGATCAAAGCGCTCTTAAAGAACGGTTGGGGAGGCAGGGACCAGCAGTTCAACGTCACCGACCAGCCTGTTTGGATTGAGAACAACGATGCAGGCCTCGCATTAGCGAAGTCCGTGACCCTGGGCGAAGCCGCGAAATGGCTTCCATCCGTCTATGTGTCTGCGACCGGGGTATCTTCTTGGCTGCTCAGCCAGCGGGAAATTGAGAAACTGGCCTACGACCTCGGCGGGGTCGCCCATGTCGTTGTCGAACCAGATCGAGCGTTCTCATTTCTTCTCCGCGACAAAACGGAGGGTCGCAACGCCTACGGGGGAACGGTTGGGTTGTCAGTGCCCGGACAGGGTATCGTCAGGCGATACTATCTCGGGTGGCAGATCGAAGACGGCAAAGAGCTGGCTGCCGCGATTGTGGCAGCGACGTCGAACTTGCGAAGTCAGATGCCAGCCTTCGGGTGGGACTGGACCGAGCTCCAGGAGCAGGCTCTCCGTGTTCAGCGCGAGCGTGAGAAGGATAGCCTGACCGAAGCCGAATGGAACCGGCTGCATCAGGAGCAGGTGGACAACCTGCAGGAAAAAATCCGCGAGCTTGAGCAGCAGCTTAGCGCAAGTCCGGCTGCGAGCGTCGGTACGGATGAAGCCGATTTCTCCACCGACAATCTCGTCAAGAGGGTCGGTCCGGAGATTTATCCCGGCGAGATATCGGACAGACTCCGATTTGCGGCGAAAACGACCTTGTCAGTCGCTGAACAGATCGGGCTTGATGCCAGATCAAAGGCAATTCTTCTGCGTATTGTCGAACGCCTACCCGCATCGCCCGCGCTTGCCGAACTCTCGAAGGACCTTGAGCGAGCGACGAAAGACCGCAAGAGGGTTGCCAGTGAGCTGACTGCGCTCCTCGCCCGACACGGTTATTCGGAGAAGTCCGACAACAAGCACATTCGGCTTGAAGCGAACAAGGGCTTTGATGGCTTGGATGCCATCACGCTTCCGAAGACCCCGAGCGAGAACAGGGGGCTCAAGAATCTTCGGAAGCAGATCGCGCGCGCACTCGGCATTACCAAGCTCGGCTGATTGAGCGATTCTTATGCAGCCGCCGTCGCGATCCCATCCAGCCGTACGGCGACGCTGGTGATGCCGTTCCCAGCCGCCTCGACAGCCACGCCGATGGGGAAGCGTCCGGCCGCCGGAGTGGCCACCTCCTTGGCCGTGTTGTCCCACGCCACACGCGCGCCAACGGTCAGCACTGCGGCGCTGGCTTTCGGCAGCTGGAACACTCCGGTGGTGGCGAGCTCGACCGGGTCGCCCTCGGCCGCGGACCAGGCGGCGACGCCGAAGATGCTGCCGACGATCAGCGCGTCGCCCGAGGCGATACCGCCCGCTGGCGTCGTGACGCGGACGATGTGGCCGTTCTGGAGGTAGTTCTTCATCTCAGAGCCCTTTCGAGGATTGGATGCGGACGACCGAGATGCGCTCGGTCGCCCCGGCGATCTGCCGGTTGAGATCCGCGAGCGCGGCGGCCATTTCGCCGTCGCTTGCGTAGGTGATGCGCTTGCCGTCGTATTCGACGGTGCGGACGCCCTGGTAGCGCGCGGCCATCAGGGCGTCGCGCCAGGCGGTGAGCTGGGCGAGGTCGGCCATCACGCGCCTGCGTTCATGAACCAGCCCCGATGGTCGATGAACCCGGCTCCGAAATCGAGGATCACCCGGATCTCGACCCCGTCCACGTCCCAGCCCGAGCGGCTTTCCACCTGCGGGCCCTCCGCGCCGGAGAGATAAGCGAACTCCAGCCCGTCGATCTCGCCGGGGTCTGCGGTGACATACCAGCGGGTGGCTGAGGACAGGCGCGGCTCCACCACCAGCGACAGCGAACCCGAGAACGGGTTCACATCGGCCGCCGTCGCGGGTGCGATGCTCGCCAGCCATTTCTCGGCGGTGGTCTCGAGCGCGGGAGGCACCAGCAGGTTTTTCGGCGTCACGCGGATCGTGCGGTCCTCGATGCCCTTCTGGGTGCGGAGCGCCAACCGGGCGGCCGACAGCGTCGCGTCGGAGATCGCCGCGCCGGTGCCCGCCTTGTTGCCGTGATCGGCGTGGAACAGGGTCTTGCCGTCCGACATGGTCGGGCCGTTGCCGCTCCCCGCTTCCAGGAGGGTCACGAGGATGCGCGCTTCGGTCTCTGCCGCGGCCTGGCCCATGCGGCGGGCGAGATCCGCGAAGGCGCCGAGGTCGTCGTTGACCAGTAACTGTCGGGTGATGCCGATCTTCCGCGCCCAGGTCTCGACCTTGTATGCCTCGCGCGCCTCGGCCATCGTGCCGGCCTTGATCTCGCCGTGCTCGTTCAGCTTCTCCAGCAGCGGCGCCTCGCCCAGCATGATCTTGTTCACCGCCCGGAAGTCCCGCGCCGTGGTCTGTCGGCCGAGGCGGCGGATACCCGACGGGGCGGCCTGGTAGGCGTCGCGGAGCACCCGGCCCACCGTGTCCCCGAGGATGATCGGGAAATCGGAGGTGGTGTGCAGCGCGCGGGTCACGAGGCTCGCGGGCGACAGCGCCATGGTGGTCTCGCCGCGGAGCGTCAGCAGTTCCTTCGCCATGTCCACCGGGGTCGCATAGGCGTAACGCCGGGCAGGCTCGGAAAGCTCATGGCGCGGGTTGATCCGGGCGTAGAGGGCTTCGCCCATCTGCCGGGCGCGCAGGGCGGGATCGTCCTGGCTCTCGCCCATCTCGACGCGGACCTGCTCTGTGCGGATCGCGGGCGCGGACCGCTTCGCCAGCGCCTCGAAGGCGGCGCGGCGGGCGGTGTCGGGATCGGCGCCGCCGTCGATCTGGCCGTCGATCCACGACTGGTCCAGCCCGGCGATGCGGGCAATGGAGCGGATTTCGGCATTCGCCTCGGCGCGGGACTCGGTGATCGGCGCCGTGTCGGCAGCCTCTCGGGTGGTCTTGTCGGTCATCTCTGTCTCCATGCGAATGTGGGCGCCGGGGTCGGCGGGCGTCGGCACTAGAGAAATCTCGTGGGGCGTCCAGCGCACGGCCGTCAGCACGCGCGCGCCGTTCTCGGTGGTCTCGGTCCACGTCTCGACCGAGTAGCCGACCGAGACGTGCCGCAGGATGCCCGCCAGCACGTCCTGCCAGACCGGCTCCACCTCGGGCCGGGCCGAGAACTGGATGAGCGCCGTGCCGCGCTTGCCGTCCACGGCGGCGCTACGAACGGAACCCAGCACGTCGCGGACGGCGGTCTGGCGATGTGCGTCCAGCACGCTGGCGCCTTCCAGGCGTGAGAGGTCCACGGCATCGGGTGCAAGGCTGAGCCGCTCGATGTATGGACCCGCCATGTCGCGGCGGCGCACGGGCGCGCCGGTGGACCAGACCACCTCGACGGTGCGGGCCTCGGGATCGGCCGTGGCGGGCGCCAGCGTGGCGCGGCGGGTGAGCAGTTCCATCGTGTCAGCCATCGGCGGCCTCCTTCTGCTGTGGCGACGCCGTCTGACCGAAGGCAAGCCCCAGCCCCTCCGCGCGCTCGCGGTCCGCGGCGATCTCGGCATCCACCTGCTCGGCGTCATAGCCGCGCTCGGAGATCGCCTGGGACCGGCTCTTGAGCCCCGCGCCGATCGCCATGATCTCGGCCTGCACGTCCTTCATCGGATCGACGTAGTCGAACTTCGGCGGCAGCCATTCGCAGCCGAGATAGGCGTCCGGGTTCCGGTCGAAGTCCCGCGCAGGCAGCTCGCCGGTCAGCACCGCCAGCCGCACGAACCGCTCCCAGACCGGGCGGCAGAACTGGTGGACGACCACGTTGTGCTGAAGCTGCTCGACGCGGCGCCTGAACTCGATCAGCCCGGCGCGGATCGAGGAATAGGTGACGCCCTCCAGGTCACCCGATACCAGCTCGTAGGGCAGGCCCAGCCCGGAGGCGATGGCGCGCAGGTGGTTCTTCACGAAGGGCGCGTAGGCGTCATGCTCGGTCGGGTTGGAAAAGCGGATGTCCGTGCCGGGCGGCAGCGGGATCAGGCTGCCCGGCTCCATGCCCACGGTCAGCGCGCCGCCGGTGTTGGTGCCCGAGAGCCCGCCCGCGGTGCCGTCGGGATCGGTGATGAAGCCGGTGAACAGCGCCGCGACCTTGGCCTTCACCAGCGCGGCGTCCTCGAACTGGTCGAGCTCGTGCAGCCGCAGCAGGACCGGCGCGAGCCAGGTGATCCCGCGCAACTGGCCCGCGGCGAGGGGCTTGAAAAGGTGCAGACAATCGGCGGCGGGGACGCGGAGCGGGTCTGTGTGGAGAGCCCCGAGAGGGTCGCCCGGGCGGGAGGACAATACCCGATAGGCGACCCGGCGACCGGCGGCATCGAACTCGATGCCCGCCCTGATCCGCGCCCCGCCGCCGATCTCGCGGTGCAGGTCCATGGGAACCTGGTCGCGATCCAGAAGCTCGAGGTGGAGGGGAATGGTGGCGGCGTCGCTCGCCACGCGCAGCCGGGCGAAGCTCTCGCCGCTCTCGACCATCGCGCGCACCGCCATGGCCTGCAGCCCGTAGAAATCCGCCAGACCGTCCGGGGCGGCGTGATCGGTCCAGCGCAGCCAGAGCGCCTGCAGCCGCTCGCGCACCGCCCGGTCGGAATGGGTGGACTGCGGCTTGATCCCGGCGCCGACGACATTGCCGACGAGGCTGTCCACCGCCGCCGCGACCCACGGGTTGTTCCGCGCATACCACCCGGCCCGCCGCGCCGCCGTGGTCGCGCCTGCCAGGATCGCCGCGTTCAGCCCGTCAACCGTCCGCGCCCCCTCCCAACGTCGCCCGCCACCCGCAGCGTCGAAGCCGCGAGCGCGCGCGAGGCCGAGAAGGCGATGGAGGAAGGTCCGCATGGGCGGCAGAATCGCCCGAAACGCTCCCTCAAGCTATTGGGAATGTTTGGGAATCAATGCGGCTTCTCTCGCGAACGCCTAGCCTCGCAGATAGTGTGCGGTGAACGAAAGTTGCTTGTGGGGCTTGTGCAGCGAAATGGTTCAGCCTATCTTTCCCTTGCTTTCGTGAGCGTCATGCGCAGTCGTGCATCGACGGGATCCGCGGGGCATATGAAACTGAAGGAGAGCCAACATGGCTTACGACAACCCGTCGGCGGGGTCGACGACTTTTACCCTCCATTACAATTCGATCAAGAACCTGACCTCCCCCGAGGAAAAGGCCAATGGCGTTCAGACTTGGTTCGCGAACGTCAGCGCCCGCGAGGTGACCAAGCTTGGTACGCAGGACAACCTGCGGACCTACATCGCCGAGCACAAGGACTCGAAACGCAACGCCGTCCACAAGGAAATTGAGGCTACGATCCTTGAGCAGCCGGATCGGTTCATCAACCGGAATTCCGGTGTGACGATCACCTGCACCGACTGCAAGATCGACGACTCGAAGCGGATGGCGCATCTGACGAACGCCAGCATCATCAATGGCGCGCAGACCCAAGGTGAACTGAAGCGGTATTTCGCCAGTCTCGAAGACGACGATAACACCGACTTCCCGGTCCGCGCCGAGATCATCATGGAGCCTCAGCACGAGCAGATCGTGGAAGTTGCTATCGCCCGCAACACGGCCACGTCGGTGAAGAGCGTTTCTCAGGCCGGTGCGCGCGGTTATCTTGACGATCTCCGCGCGGCAATCGAAGCCGGGTTGCCAGGTGAGACTCTTCAGATGAACGAGACCGACACAGAGGGACTGTCCGCGCAGGCGGTTCTGCAGTGGTGCCGGACACTGATGCCGGCAGAGCTCGAGGCGTCGGGCACGAAAGCTCACAACATGCCCTACAAGCAGGCGGGTAAGTGCTTGAAGGAATTCGGGGAATGGGCGCAGTCGCGCAAGACTGATCCCGAAGCGAAGAAGCGGTATGACTTCACAGTTCAGATCGCTGTGGCGGCGATCAAGGAGTACCGCAACTGGGAGACGCATCCCGCCTGGAACGGTCATCATCTGCACGAGAAGAGCAAGAGCCCCAACGGCGGCGCACCCAAGGGTGGGCGCCCCGTTCGGCGTGGCCCTGACGGCAAGATCATCTGGGTCGCGCCTGGTCTGCTCTTCCCGATCATGTCTGCGCTGTCGGCTTTCGTCGTACAGAAGGACGGGAAGTGGACCATTGAGAAGCCCAGCCTTTTCGATGCTGACCAGATGATCGACCGTGCAGTGAAGCAGTATCGTGCCTTGGACCGGCAGGTCGCCTACATGGGCCGTAGCGAAGCTGCATACGATGCGCTCAGCATCTACACCGACACCATTGCTTCGGTCATGAAGTCTCAGTCAGCGTAAGAAAAACCGCTACGCAGCGACCCGGACGTCGGGTCGCTGCCCCTGTTCGATCATCGCGATGTCGGATGGCCAATTGAAGCGACGCCTTCGAGGGCGCCTATCGGCAAGTTCACTCAGCCGCACTTGCAGTCACACGGCTATGGTGTGCGTACGTGTCCCAAGTGATCTCGTAATTCTCGGCTTGATTGCCCCAGCCCGTCCAACCTTTTCGAGTGTCACGTGCGAACATCTCAAGAAAAGGTCCTCGACTGCATGCCTCGATCACGTCGTAGAGTTCATCCGGCTTCCGGCTATGCTCGCGCTTCTGGGACGCAATGAGATTCACCTGCCTCCGTCCGGGGGCTAGTGTTCGCGCGTTTTTTCCCCGCACCCCAAACAGCACAAGCTCCGTGACATTTCGAAAGTAGAAGCCCACTCCTCGGCCATCTGATCCGCCGTCCTTTCGAATCTTGTGCCAGACAATGTTCGACTTGTATTCGAAGCCCCATGCGCGGAGTACTTCGATGCCTTCTGGAAGCAGCGCATTCGGCACCCAGAGATAGAGGTGAGCCGGTTCCTGAACTATCTCAGCAACGGGCAGAGCCTTGATCTCTGGCAGACTCATGGTCCCGTACCTCGACAGCCGTCGATGCTCCGGTGCCATCTTGCCAGTCCGGTTTGTGAACCGCCACGGCGGGTCAGCCAGGATGGTCTGGAATTTGCGCCCGTTCGCTGTTGCGAGAAGTTCTTGGGAAGGATTGACCATTGTGCCCCTGCTCATTTTCCGTTTCTATATGTGCTAAAGGTTAAGCATCTCTGAGGCAAGATATAGATGGTGAAGCACGCTCCGGGCAGCTTCTCGAAGAACTTTGCGTGGCATGGAACCGGGCTGCGCAAGCTTCACATCGTCATACGTGCCGGGTTTCAGGACACGCTGGCCACTGTTCCGCGCGACCGGTTTCGTGAAGACTCTGGGCTGGACGCCTCACTAAGCCTCATTCCGGTCAACTTTTTTCTGCACAACAAAGCGGGCCGCATGTCAGTCGACGAGTTGGTCTTCCAAGCGATCGAGCGACCCCACTCAATTCGGTTCGATAGACTTGCCCTCTTTGCGCTGCACCTCAACCGGGTAGGAACCGGTCAGAGGGTTGTGAGTCGTCCGGCCATGTGGGCCAATGAGTTCGTCCGGGAGCGATTGTGGCAGTCTGGCGTTTGGCGCTCCTCCGCGCTATCCGACGCCTCTCTCGACCCCTTCATCACGGACCGGATGGACGCCCAGTTGGACGTGCGAGTGAAGTGCCGCAACAACTACCGCCATCTCTATGAATTATGCGAGTTTTGGCCGACGTCACTGCCAGTGATTAACGCTCAGGCCGAGCAGTGGATAGCCTCTGCACTGTTTCTGGCCTGGGATCGACACATCCTTGACGGTGGACCTTCTGACAGAGCGAGCCTCGTTGACCTCATAGACTCGGACGAGCTTTACAAGCTCTTGGGGGTAACCCGAGGGTTTGCCTTGGCTCAGGCGGGTGACCTGGCAGATCTCTACGGCTCCGTCGGCGGCATCGAACGCTTCCGTGAGGCAAAGACTGCTCTTACGCCGACAACCCCGCCGCCGCCGAAGCCAGCACCTGAGATCCCGGAGGAGGAAGGCCTCGAGTGGCTAGAGCAAGAGGAGTCAGATGAGGTCGTCGAGCGGCGGACCGTCGAACGGCAGGAGCAGAAGCGAAATCGAAAAAAGGCCGCGGCTCTAAAGCAGCATTATGACAATACATGCCAATTTTGTGGAACTAAACTTCAAATTTCTGAGGATCGGTATTACTCGGAGGCCGCCCATATCAAGGGCCTGGGTGAGCCGCATAGTGGCCCCGATAAGGCAAGTAATATGCTAGTTCTGTGCCCCAATCATCATCTGCAATTTGACCGTGGAATCCTGAGAATTAAAAAGGTTGGGGGAGACTACGTAATCCGATCAAAGGCGATGGGTGATCCGTTGAATGGGCAAAAAATCACCCTGACCCATTCGCTCGACGATGTTTGCGTGAATTACCACTACAGGTGGTTCGGCTCGAAGCGATAGTTGGTGGTGGAGTTCGCTGGCTAACGCAGAGGTGGGTCAGCGCCGTAGCCACGCCGACCGGATCACCCCCGCAGCCGCCGCATCCGTCGGCGTCGGCGTGACCGCAACCCCTTCCACCTCCTCGTTCAGCCTGAGGCCCATGCTGATGAGCCCGTGCAGGGCGGCGTGGGCGTAGACGAAGGTGTCGAGGGCCTCGTTGCGCTCGCCGTCGCGCTTGGGTTGCCAGGAGCGGATAGGGCGGCCGCGCTCGAAGCGGGTGACGACGCGCTCGGCGGTCAGCTGGCGGAAATAGTCGGCGTCGAGGCGACGGGGGAAGTGGATCGCGCCGGGGCCGGGCTCGGTGAGGCGCAGGCGGGCGTAGACGGAGTCCTTCACCGCGTCCACGCCGACGATAAAGAGCGGGATCTTGCCCTTGTTCGTGCGCGTCGGGCGGCGCGGCCAGACGGGGATCCCGGGTCCGCCGCGGCCCTTGATCGCCCAGATGCGGCGCGCGAGGCGGGTGCGGCAGAACTCGTAGGCCATCTTGGTGTGGTGGCCGCCGGTGTCGATGGCGGCGGCGCGCACCGGCAGGTCGAGCCCCGCGGGATGCGGGAACGTCGCCTGCAGCACCATGTCGAGGTCGGCCCAGAGGCGCGGGCCTGACGGGTCGCCCCAGAGCACGCGGTAGTCGATCACCCAAGCCTCCTCGTCGCGGCCCCAGCCGAGGATCTGCACCTCGATCCGGTCGCCCTGCACATCGACGCCGGCAGTCAGCACGGCGACGGAGGCGGGCAGAGCCTCGCCCCAGTCCTCGCGGCGGGCCATCAGCGGGTCGGCCGGAACGGTGTCGCCCGCCTGGTCCTCCCAAGACTCGCCCAGCTTGGTGTTGACCCAGACCTGAAGGCGGGCGGGATCCTTGCGAACGCGGCCGTGTTCGGCGGCGATCTCGGCCCAGGTCTCCCACGGGGAATAGAGCGCGGAGAGGTGGAAGCCTGTAGTGCGGCCGTCGCCCTCGGCGGTCGCGCGCCATTCACCCGCAGCCAGCAGGCGGGGCTTCTCGTGCTCGTGATGGATGCCACCGCAGGCCTCGCAGACCAGATGCGCCTGGTCGCGCCGCCCCTCGGGCCAGCGGATGCGCGCCCAGGTGATCGGGGCCATGTCGCCGCAATGCAGGCAGGGGACGTGGTACAAGCGCCGGTCGCTCTGCTCGAAGGCCGCCTCGATGCGGGAGTGGCCCTTCAGCGTGGGCGTGGAGACCATGTAGATCTTGCGCCGCCCGCGGAAGGTCGCGGTGCGCTGGATGGCTAGATCGACGGGATCGCCCTCGCCGTCGGCGTCGCCGGGATAGCCGTCCACCTCATCGAGAAAGAGATAACGCACCGGTGTCGAGCGCAGGCCGACGGCCGAGTTGGCGCCGGTCATCACCAGCTGGCCGCCGGGGAAGGACTTGCGGAACAGGCTGTTCCCGGCGTCGCGGGAGCGGGGCGAGGCGACCAGATCACGCAGCGCGGGCGTGGCCTCGATCAGCGGGTCGATGCGGACGGTGGTGTTCCGGCGCACCATGTCGAGCGACGGCATGACCAGCATGGCGATGCCGGGCGCGTTCTGGATGATGTAGCCGAGCCAGTTCAGTCCGGCCTCCGAACCGCCGGTCTGCGCGCCCTTCATCAGCACGACGCGCTCGTAGGGGCTGGCGGTCGAGAGTGCGTCCATCACCTCGCGCAGATAGGGCGTGCGGTCCGTGCGCCAGCGGCCAGGCTCGGCCGAGGTCGGAGGCAGGATGCGGTGCCGGTCGGCCCAGTCCGAGACAGGGACCGGCGGTTCGGGGCGGATGCCGCGCCGCCAGGCGAGGTCGATGTCAGGCACCATCGCCAAAGCTCCCCAGCGGAAGGTCGGCCAGGTGTTCGAGATGCTCCCGCATCATCCGGTCGAGCGCGGCGAAGGTGGCGCGGGGGTCGGCGCCGAGTTCGGCTGCCAGCAGGGGTGCCGTCCGTTGCACCCACGCCAGATGCGCGTCGCGTTCGGCACGGGCGCGCGCGAATACCGTCCGCCGCGCCTCGTCGGCGTCGATCAGCTTGCCCTGCTCGCGCTCGAAGGCCAGCCGGGCGCGCTGGACCTTGACGATCTCGTGCAGCCGCTTGGCCTCGGCCAGCGTGGCGGTGCGGGTCGTCGCCGTGGGCGCACCGCCCTTGTAGCGCCGGCCCGGATCGAGGTTCGTCTCGATCCAGGCGAGCCCCTCGGCCACGTCGATGCGTCCGTCCGAGCGCACCGGCAGCCCCTCGGCCACCAGCTGCGAGATGCGCCCTTTGGTCAGCCCGACGCGGGCGGCGAAGGCGGTCTTGGTCTCATGTCTGTCGAGTTTAGTCATTTCTGCCCCCTGACGCTGGCGACGCAATGCGCTGCGCGTCCCCGCATGACATTCGGCGCAGGAGGAACCGCGGATTTCCCGATCCTTCCGGCTTGACCGCACCTCGGGAGGGCGGGCTCGGCCCTCTGAGTGACGCGACGGTGACGCAGGAATGACGGGGTTTCGCGCGCAAGTCCTTGAAAGTGTTGAGATGACGCACCTCCCCCGCCATCCTTTTCTATAGGGGGGAACGGGATGATGATTGGGGAGAGGGATTTCCCCCTTATCAAAAAGGTTGAAGCCAAGTGCGTCATCTCAACACTCTCAATGGGTTAGGGGTCAAAAAGCCGCTTTGGTGCGTCATCGGTGCGTCATCGTGAGGCCGACGAAGAACCGCGCCTTGCTCGTACGCTTGTACTGGATGCCGGCCACGCGGGCCTGGACGCGCTGCACGAAGCCGTTGATGGCGGGCAGCTTCTCGGGCTTGTAGCCTTCCCCAAGCGCCCAGTTATGGAAGTGCAGGTGCGCATCGCGGGTGGTGACGAGCGGCCCGCCATTGACGATTGGAACGACGTTCACGCAGGCGTCGATCCACGCGGCGACGGGATCCTCGCTGAGCACCCATTCCAGCAGTTCCCTGTTGCAGCATTCGGGAATGGCGAAATTGCGTTGGCGGATCAAACGCGATGCGCCCTCCACCGCCCACGCCAGCAGGAGGTCTGCCTCCTCGGCCGCGATGCGCTTGCCGATATCCTCGATGCGCTCCTCGAGCGGGATCGAGCGCGTGAAGGTGATCAGCAGCAGACGCCGCTGCACGCCCCGGTCCACCCCGCCCTTGAAGCTGGGCAGCTGGTTCGCGGCGAACAGGTTCTGTGCCATGGAGCGGAACTCGACCCGGCTCTTGTAGACGTCGCGCCCCTCGATGGGATCGCCGGTGACGACCGCCTTGAAGGTGTCGGATGCGATGGCTTCGGGTGACAGCTCGTCCGAGGCGTTGAGCAGCTTGCCCACCAGCCCGATGACATGCCGCTCGTCGCCCATCTTCGAGGCGGGGACCGAGCAGATCGCGCTTTCGGGCAGGAGACCGCGGGCGAGTTCAAGCACCTGGCTCTTGCCATTCTCGGCAGTCTTGCCATGCAGAACCACCGCGCGCGGCTGCATCAGCCGGGTGGCGTAGCCCAGCGCCGCCGCGCCGCAGACCTCCGCGAGCAGCGCGCATTTCGCCTCGGCGTCCGGGTCGTCCTTGAAGCTGCCGGTGAGCAGCCTGGCCAGCAGCGAGCCCACCGGGGGTGCGCCGCAAGCGCCCGGCTGCCAATGGCCCGGCAGCGTGTGGCGGCAGCGATGCTCACGGTGATGCGGCTCAAGGCGCGGCGTCCCCTCCGCATCGAAGCGGATGAAACCCGAGGCGCAGTTGATGCCGGAGGGCGGCGTGTCGAAATATCCCGGCTCGGCGCAGAGCGCGGCACATTCGTTCAGGATCGAGTCGACACGACCCTTGGTCAGCTTGACGTTCGAGGGCTCGCCGGCAGGCGTCTGGAACCCCGCGCCGTCATAGGCGTGGACAGGCAGGCGCAGTTCGTGGTCGGGGATCGCCTCCCAATGGCTGCCACCGTAGCGCCAGAACGCGCCCTCGGTATGAACTATGCGCCCGAAACGCTCGGTCAGGTCCTCCCGCACGCGCCGTGCGATCTCCACATCCGAGCCGATGGAGAGGCGCTTGCGTTCGATGTCGGCCTCCTCCGGGCGGAAGCGTTCGGCGGCCACGATGCGCTCGCGCACGGCCTCTTCGCCTTCCTGGACCAGCACATCGTTGAAGTCCTGTTCTTCGGGCGGGGTGGCGATCAGCACAGTCGCGCCACGATGCACGAGGTTGCTGGCGGCGCGCACGATCTGGCCTTCGGCCTTGCTGCCGGGCAAGTCGCCGTCGCGGGCGATGATGACCGCTGCGTTCGCGGGCACAGGCGCGCGGCCGATGTTCGAGATGCCGAGGCAGGCCCAGGTTTCCTGTCCCGTCGCCTGCCAGGCCGAAAGCGCGGTTTCGACCCCCTCGCAGAGGATCAGCGGCTCGCGCCCCGGCAGCCGAACGGCGGATCGTTCCGCCCAGCCATCCACGGCCTTGTTGGTGCGCTTGACCACCCTGAGCGGGGCCTTTCGCCCCTCGGCCGTCAGATAGACCTGCTGGATCGCCAGCACCTCGCCCGCCTCATCGGTGGCGAGCGCGACCATCGCGCCGAACTGGCCGTAGGCGTTCCGGCGATAGCGGATGCAGTCGGGCGGCGTTGCGGTGATGCCCCTATGGCGCAGGTAGGCTTCCGCTGGCGTCGAGACAATCGGCTCGGCGCCGCGCACGATTTCGGCTACCTTCGCGGCGCGTTCCTCAGGCGTCGGTGCCTTGGCCCTTGCCGCGCCCGAGGCGGAACGGGCGGGCGCGGGGGTCGGTGTCGTCGTCCAGGATGGACCGGCGTGGGCTTCGCCCAGCCAGCACCGCGCCCAGTCCCACGCCGCCTTGTCGTCCAGGCGCAGCCGATAGCCGATCAGCTCTAGCCCCGCGCCCCCGGCGCCGTGCTCGTGGTCATACCAGCGGCCCCTGTTCGCGCCGTCGATTTCCACGGCGACGCTGCCCTTGGCGCCGAAGCGCAGGGTCTGCGCGCTGGAAAGTTCCCGGTTCGGCTCGCCCAGCAACTCGCGCGCGAGATCCGCGATACGGTCGTTCAGCATGTCGGCCAGTTGGGCGACGGACATGCGCGTGTTGGTCGGTGCGCGCGAGCCGGGCTGCGTGCCGTTGAAGTCGAGAGGATCGCCCTGCGCCGTCATTGCTGTGGCCCTTTCACGGTGCAGAGAAGGATCGGCATTTCCGGGCAGACCGCCTGCACGCGATTGGTCCAGGCGATCTCCTGCTCGGGCCGGGTCTCGATGATCAGCCCGTTGCGCTGCGCCATCGCCATCATCGCGATGCTCGAATAGGCCTCGGGCGGCGGGGCGCAGGAAATGATGGCGACGCCGTCAGCCATGCCAATCAGCCGGTCGAGCGCCTTTCCGTCATACTGATCGGGGCCAAGAGCGCAGTCGGTGTCATCGCCCACCATGACGATGAACGGCCGCTGCAGCAGCTTGATGCCGCGATGGAGCCCGGTCGCGCGCTGGGGGATCACCAGGAAGCCGACACCGTGATCGCGGATCGCGTGGACGATGGGCAGCAGATGTTCGGCCTCCGCGGCGACCTTGGCTTCCAGCTGCTCGAGGATCGAGCCGGTGAACTGGATGGGCGTGTCAGGCATGGGCGTTGCCCTCCTGCAGGGCGATCCAGTCCATCAGCGTGGAGCGGCGCGTGGCGATGCGGTGGCCCAGCCGGAAATGCGGCAGCGGTCGCTTGGCGCGGGTGCAGAGGTAGTAGACGCGACGCTGAAACCGGAATTCGTCGGAGTCGTAGATGAAGCGGGCGATCTCGGCGGCGCCCACCATCAGGTCGGCCGCAAGCGTGGTGGGCGCGGTCATCGGCCCCTCCCGGCGCGCGGGGCGCTCGGCTTGCGGTCTGCGGCCTGTTCGCGGGCGAGGAGCCACTCTCGGACGGCCTCGATGCGGTAGTAGACGCGCCGGCCGATCACGACATAGGGCGGGGACTGGCGCAGCTGGCGGTCGCGCTGGCAGGTGCGCAGGCTGACCCCGCGTCGGGCGGCGTATTCCTCCTCCGAGATGAAGCCGTCGAGGAAATCGGTGGGCGGGGCGACGGAGGCGGCGTTCTCGGCGCCTCCGGATGCAAGGGGTCGGGTCATCGGCGTCTCCTTCGTGCCAGGCGACGCAACGCGCCGCCGATGCCCGAGAGATGCCGACGTTCAGGCCCCCGAAAAACCGCCCCGAAAATGGCCCCGAGACGAAAATTTCAGGGGATCACGCAGTCCTTTGACGAACTGCGCGCCACGTCCCGCGAAGGTTGTTCTCGATGGTCTTGGGCGTGGGACAATCCCGCCGCGGATAGGTCTCGCGATACCACGCCTGCAGCGCGCGAGCTTCGGCTGCGAGACTTTCGGCGATCTCGCCCGCATCTACGCGCCGCTGAAACTCGATCCGGATGATGTCGATTCCCTTCTTCGGACGCCCGGGTGTTCCGGTCGGCATGTGGTCGTCGGCATCGGGCGGCAGGATATGGATGTCGTGCACGATGTTGGCGCCGACGCTGGCCTGCCCCTTGCGGACATTGGTGATGCGCAGTTGCCGCCACGCGGGCGCCGGGATCGCATGCCATGGGCCGAAGGGCGGGTTCTCCTGGCCGAAGGCGGTGAGTTCCCCTGCCTCCAGCTTCGCCTTCATCGTCGCGAGCATGCGGTTCCAGACGCGGTGCAGATCGGCCCGCGCGGATCGCGTCCGGTTGGCGGCTTGGCGAGAGGCCTGAACGGCCTCCCACTCCCGCACCGACATGCTGAGGTAGCTCGGCCGCTTCGGCGCGTTGTTGCGCGCCTCCGTCGCGCGGGCGTGCTCCTCCCACATTTCGGCGGGCAGGAATTCCTTCATGGCTTCGGACAGCGGGATTGCTTCGGGCGGGGGCCCATAGGGCTTCTGATCGGTCATTTCTGCTCTGCCTCTTTCGCGTTGAACTCCTCTGGCGACCGCTGCAACACGAAGGCGCCCACCGTCTCGGCAGCCTTGCGCAGCGGATCGTCGAACAGATGGGCGTATCGCTGGGTGGTCTGGACCTGCGTATGGCCTAGCATCTGGCCGATCAAGGGCAGCGACGCGCCCGCCGACACGAGGATGCTGGCGAAGGAATGGCGGATGTCGTGGATCCGCACATCCGGCTTGAATCTTGTTTTCGGGTTGCCGTTCCGGTCGAGGACCGGCTTGCCCTTCGCATCCAGCACCGGCACCTCCGCGCCGAGCCCCGCCCTGCGGCAGACCGAGACCCATGTGCGCTTGATCTCGGTGAGCGGCTTGCCGGTCGGGCCGGGGAAGACGTAGGGGCTGGGCGGCGTGCCCTCGGCTTCGGCCTTCGCCTTGGCGGCGGCCTTCATCTCGACCAGCAGTTGCAAGGCCGGACGCGAGAGCGGCACGCGATGCAGCTTGCGCTGCTTGGTATGCGCCGAGGGCTTGGTCCAGACGCCGTTCTCGAGGTCGAACATCTCCCATGTCGCGCCCAGCACCTCGCCGCGCCGCGCGCCGGTCAGCATAAGCAGTTTGATCGCGTTCGCGGACATGGGCTCGGAATGCTCGTTCAGCGCCTGCGCCAGCGCGGCGATCTCGGTGCGGTTCAGATAGCGGTTCCGCTTTTCTTCTGGATTGCGGCGCACGCCGGAGGCCGGATTGTCGTCGCGCCACTTCCAGCGGATCGCGAGGTTGAACGCCTTGCGCAGCACCTCGATGGTGCGGTTCGCGCGCACCGGCGTTCCTCGGATCTCGGTGATGTCACGGTGGAGCGCGTCCACATCCTCATGGGTGATCTGCGCGACCTTCATCTTGCCAAAGCGCGGCAGGATGATCTTTTCCCACATCATGCGCTCGTCGGCCTGACTGCGCTCGGCCTTCTTGGGCAGATGCTCGCTAGCGTAGCGTTCCCACATCTCCTGCACCGTCGGTGCCTCGCGCTGCGCCTGTCGCTCGCCCATCGGATCGCGACCGAGATCGACCTCGCGTTTCATGTCCTTCGCGGTCTGGCGCGCGGCGGCCACCGTCCAGTCCGGCCAAGCGCCGATGGTGATCCGGCGCTGCCGCCCCTCCGCGCGGTAGTCCAGGATGAAGGACTTGGCCCCACCCTTCGTTATCCGCAGCGCGAACCCCTTCACCTCCGAGTCCCAAAGCATGGTCTGCCCGCGCACGGGCGGCAGGGCCTTTCGGGCGGCGGCTTCGGTCAGTTTCTCCGGCATCTCGGCGCTCCCTCATGTCAACACTGTGTCAACACATCTTGTGGCTGTTTTTGTCGTTCGCTGGCGGCGAGTAACAGGCGGTCGCGCCGGATAGCTTCGAAAAAACAGTGCTCTAGGAGACTACGCCGGAAAATACGTCAACAATCAAGGGTCTAGATATTGTTGGAAATCTGGCTCATAACCTGAAGGTCGTAGGTTCAAATCCTACCCCCGCAACCAAATAACAACGCGTTATCAAACGCTTACGCGCCGCCCTCCGGGGCGGCGTTTGCGTTCGCACGCCACGTGGAAGCACTGTGGAAGCAGGAGGGGCCGAAGTCCTTCATATCGCCGCGTGAAGCGGCGTCCTAGGAGGGCGTCGCTTCGATGAGGGAGGCAGATGAAGGATCAGTCCTTCTTCCGGAGATATAACCCGGGAAGATCGAGTTCTCCGAGGTTTTTCCTTGCGTCGCTGATCGCCCATCTAGCCACTTTTCGCCGATAACTGTGATCGACAACAATCACGCTTTCAAATGCACGCTGTAGTACCGAATCTTCTGGCGGTGCTTCGCTCACATGAATGCAGTCCGGCAGACGTGCCTCACCGACCTTGACGCCGCGTCGATACACTCGTGCGCTTAAATGTGTGAGCATGGCATCGCCGCGATCGACAGCGTCGATCACTACCTTGTCGTGTGCCCATGGATCGATGAAGCCAGGCTCGTACGCTTCACAAACAACCTCGAAATCCTTGGTCTTGAAGCTCCACAACAATTCGAACTGCAAGTCACGTCCCTTCTCATGTAATGCTTGGATCGGCGTCGTATCCCACCACTGGACCATGGAATTTGGGTGGCTCATATCGACCAATCCTCACTGAAGTGATGCGACAGAGGCGCAATCTGCCTTGGCACATTGCCCTTGAATGTCACCCCCAGATAGGTTGCAGCGCGGGTTGCCCCGACATAGAGGTACTTTGAGAATAGGTCTGGATGCTTGGAGACCGTTTGATCGAGGTCGACAAAAAAGACGGCTTCAAACTCCAAGCCTTTGATGTGCCGAATGTTGAATACTCGTACATCCCGGTCGTTGCCGACAACCTTTCCATCCTTACAGGCGACAGCAGAAAGGTTGATCTCTTCCAGCCGATCGTTGAGTTCCAGAGCCAGCGGTTCCACCTGCTCTTCCTCATTCACCAAAACGGCAATCGTCGTGGCCTTCTGAACCATTCGATCGATCTCGTGAATACGCTTGGTTAGCCATTCTGCGACGGCAGAGTTGTCGCCGAGGCTTGCATGCCACACTGGGGGCAATCCCTCAGCATCGAGGCGGTCGGGCAGGATAATGTCATCTGCCTGAGAGCCGCCGATGGTGGCAATTTGCTTTGCAAGATCAACAAGGCGTCGGCTTTGGCGGTATGAAACTGTAATAGATCTGCGTTCGATATTCTCGCCTATCCAGTTCAGCGCTTCATTCGATTTGAGGCCCCAAGAAGTCAGTCGTTGATTTATGTCCCCACAAAGAAAGAGAGAGCCGGTCAATGGATGCGCGAGCTCGTTCATGCAAGCGAGCTGTACCCGCGAAAAGTCGGTTGCCTCATCGACGAGAACCTGTGCCCTTTGAATGTATAGCATGGATGCGAGTGGCCCTGCTGCTGGAAGTTCCAGCCCGGTTCGGCTCCGATAGTTGCTCAACAGCTCGTTGGCGATCTGGAGCGTTGCCAGGATCACAAGGTCGAGCTCTTGCCAGTGGATATCCGACGCCTTGGCGGGCGTCGCCTCGTACCAGCGCTCTGCCTTCGCCATTTCGCTGCGGAAGCGCTTGTATCTTGTCGGGAGCCCACGAAGGAAAAGCCGTTCAAGGCGCTCGAACCTTCTCAGTCGTGACTGTTCGACTAACAGCTTCCCAAGCTCAGAAATCTCGTTATCGGCTGGGATGCGTTCCGGACCCAGCCACTCGAGAAGCAAGCCATCTTGAGATTTCTCCGAGACGCGACGTCGCGCCCGCCGGGCCTTTGCCAAAGATTTCAAGGCACGTTCAAAACGCACCAAGGCTTGCTGCCGGCTTACCGGGCGACCGGCTTGCGGCGCACTGGCCTGTTCATCTTCGTCCTCCAGCGCGGCTTCGAGTTCGTCATCCTCGTCCGCTTCTTGCGGATCTGCGGCGAGCTGCCGGGAGATTTCTTGGCGAAGGAGGTCGGGAAAGTTGCGATCGGCATGAGTGAGAGCGTTGCGCGCTCGTGTGAGAATGCGGTTGATTGCGTCGGTTCGCGAGGAAATTGCCTCCCGGATTTCGGGAATAAGTCCAGCGACGCTCCGCATCGTATGCGCATAGAAATCACGCCCAGGCCTCTTGAATGCTTCCCCCAACAAATCCCCAATTACGCTCAGATCCGGTGCGTCACTCTTCGCCAAGAGATCTGCATCTGCGCGCAGTTCGTCCGCAACTGAGGCGTCGACGTACTCACGAAATTCATCGTACCATTGAGCCTCGTCCAGCACTTCTGGCTTGAGGTAGTCCTGCGTACGTCGTTCGACGAACGGACCAGTTCCCGCGCTCGTTCGAAGCAAGCCAAGCTCTTCGCGCGCCAGCTCACGGCGAAACTCGTCCCAAGTCCGGATGTGCCCGTCACTTGCGGCCAAACCTTCCTTGTTGAACGCTTCTTTTACGTACTGCCGAAGCAGCTCGGTTGGAGAGAACAGAATCCAGCTGCTCTCATGCGGCCTGCCTGTTTCTTCCTCCACTTGTCGGATGAGTCGCATCTCTTCCCCGGACTCTTCAAGGGCCTGCCGATCCGTCTTCTGGCCGAGGCGCCGGATGAGTGTTGTGGTTTTTCCTGTTCCTGGTGGTCCGGAGAGGAAGCAGCGACTGTTGATGGGCATCCGAAAGATCTCGTCCTGGTGCCGATCAAGGATCGGCTGATCACGCAGGCCCATTTGCGTGAGGATCGCGCGGCGCACGCCCTCTACGATGTTCGCGTCAGTTTCGTCGTCCCAAAGCGCCTCGAGGTCGCCCACTTCGATGTCGGCGCTCGGTTCCAGTAGCTCACGCAGCGACCCAACGGTGAACCGCCCGAGGCCCCGTATGTCGATCTCCGAGTCCTTAGCGTCCCACTGTCCTTGCTCGCGTTGTGGCTTGAGGCGCGCAGAGCTATCGACCAGAAGGTCTCGCTCGGTGCTGCCGAAGCGAAATGTGCCTTCATCGCCAGCTGCCAGGGATGCGATGCGACCCAGTGGCGCCCTATAGCTCGCAATCTTGAAGCCGGGTATTGAACGGGGAGTGCCGCGAGTGATGAAGATGGTGTCTTCTTCATCGTTCTCGTCGATGAAGTGTATGCGGGCGATGACAGGCTGCTCGATCAGCGCAGCAAGGGCATCCATTTCAGCATCTGCGACCTTCCCGAGACGGCTCACCTGCTGCGGACTGTTGAGTGTATTGATGCTTGCAAATGCACTGGCATCGCTCCTCCGGTGCGATGTCCGCGCCGCCTCTGCGTCAGCGGCCACCTTTTCAATGCATGTGAGCGAGTCTCTCGCGATGTCGGCAAGGACTGACTCCTTATTGTTTATGTTCATCTCCCTGTCCGCCTATCTCGAATTGTGACCTGCCGCACGATAAGAGCGCTGCAAGGTCGTGGTGTAATTGGTGCGAGCAATAAATTGCTTCCACGATTAAAGTTGATGAATTTTTGGCTGCGCATCACACACATCCCTCGCAATTTCGACAACATGCCGGTGATGAGTCAGATAGATCGCTTGACCGCTCCGGCCGATCCGCTCCATGAGACGGCAGGCGGCACGCGTTCGATCCTCATCGAAGGTCTCAAAGACATCGTCGCAGAAGAAGGGGAGCTGAACGCCCTGCGCTACCATTTGTTCATAGGCCGCGGCGCGCAGCGCCAGATAGAGTTGGAACCTCGTCCCCTTCGACATGTCACCGATCTGCTTGGGGGTGCCGTTCGCATCGACCGCCAACAAGACTTCAGCCGCACCGTCCGGTTGCGTCAGCAGCTTCTGGTAGGCGCCATTCGTGAGCTCCGCAAAGGCGCGCTCTGTGGATGCCATCATGTCGCTCCGATGCCTATCGCGATAGCGGCGGATGGCCTCTTCGGCGAGGCGTAGACCGAAGTCCAACTCCAGATAGTCAAGAACCGCCTCTTCGATCTGAATCTGCAACGTGGCGCGCCGTTCGACCAGGTCGGCGATCTCTGCGCCGCCGGTAACACTGCCGAGGTCCCGCTCGGCATTGGCTCGGGCCACGGTGGCGGTGGACATCCGCTCTTCTGCGAGGTTGAGATCGGTATCTAGGGACTTCGCTTTCGCCTCGAGCGTTGTAGCGGTTTCATCGGCAAGTAGCTGGCGGGCTTCCTCCAATTTCCTCAGAGATAGGTCGTCGAGGATCTGCCGTTCGAGCTCGGCGACCCGTTCTCTTTTTGCGATGACGTCAAGGCCTTTGCCCACAGCGACCCGAAGGGCGTCGATTGTGCTGGTGTCCACCGTCTCCGGGAACACCGCACCAAGTTCCGCGACTTTCCTGTCGATGTCTTCGAGCTTCGCCTCGAGTTCAGTTCGCCGTTTTTCACCATCTTCAAGCTTAGTGCCGAGCTTCTCGTGCTGTGACTTGTCAGCCTGCGCTTGCTCTGCGAGCTCCCGCAGGCGCCGGAATGTCTCGAGAGGGTCGCTCTCCCCGATGCCGAAACGTGCACCAAGGGCGCCAGAGGCTTCCGTGAACCGGCGTTGATCGTCCTTCATCGTGTTAACCTGACGTTCGGCTTGTCGCCGCTTCTCGTTGTGTTCGCGTAGTTCGCGCAGCTGCCCGAGACCGGCGGCAAGTTGGTCGGGTGAAAGCATCTCGCCGAAAAGTTCGTGTATTTTTGCGCTCCAGGCTGCAGCAGTCCTCTCGGCGGTGTCCTCAAGGACTCCCTGTTCGCCTTGCCGGCGTTCGAGATCCTCCTCGAGGGCGGTGGTCTTGTCTGAGGCCGCCCGCACCTCTTCCTGGTGGCGCCGTTCGTTTTCGGCAAGACGCCGCGCGGCAAGCAACGCTGCATCCAATGTCGGGGTCTCCAAAGCGACGAGGGGCGTGAGCGCCTGACGAAGCTGCTCTGCCCGATCCAGCGTCTCCCGGTGGTGTTCGACAAGCCTGTTCCGTTGCCGCTCAGCGGCTATGGCTTTGCTGTGTAGCGCAACCCAGTCCGAAAAAGCTGAAGGGGAAAGCGCCGGAAGTCCGATCTGCGAACATAGACCGTGGACTTGGCTCTCGAGCTCTCGTGCCAGTTCGGCGAGCCCATCGTGCTGTTCCCGAGCCGTCGTCGCGCGTGCTTCCGCGTCCGCCAGATCCTGCAGGAGCTTTCGCAGTTCGCCGAGCTCGCTCGCGTGGGCGAGACGCGCGGCGTTGATGTCGTCCACCGTTTTCATCGACGGTGCAAAGCTGTCCGCGCTCTCTGATGTCAGGGTTTCACGATGTGCTTGCCAAAGGGCGTCACGTCGGGCCCGCGCCGCCTGTTCCTCTTCGTCGCTCGCAATCCTGGCGTCTTCCGAGAGCCGGGTGGTTTTCGCCTTCACGGCGGCGATGTCCTCGTCCAAACGCTCCAACCTGTCGTCAAAGCGTCCGAGCTTCTCCGCCAGATCGGCGTGGCGTTGGGCAGTGTCTGCTGCTGTCGATGGATCGACCGGGCAGACCGGGAGGGCGCTGAAGGTGCATGCACCGATGGAAAGCGAGTCGAGCGCCTGCTCCAGCGCCGTGTCGGCGGACCCGATGGCTTGTTTCGCCGTGGCGACTTCTGGTGCCAGGGCATCGGCGTCGAACCGCTTGAGCAGATCCACCAAACCCATCTGCGGCGGAGCTTCCTGCAATGATTGATGTGCCTTCCGGGCCTGCTCGATTCGGGTCTGCAAGCCTGCGATCTCGCGTTGCTCGGTCTCCCAAGCCGCGGCGGCGTCTCGCATCTTGTCACGCAGGTCTTCAAGTATGGCAATTTCTCCCGGAGACGCGACAAGTGCGGTGACATCGCAATCTTCGGGTGCCCCCAGATCCCGGGCGATGCGTGCCATGTCCGAAAGAGCCTCCTCATGGGCCCGTTCGCGTCTGGGAAGGTCCAAGACCGCCGTTTGCATCCGGCTGCGCAGTTCGTCGAGATCGTCCAGCTGCTCGGCTAGGGCGAGGCGGTCTGCGTCGATCACCAGCGCCACGCGCGCCTTTTCAGCCCCGTCAAGTTCGTCCAGCAGCCGCCGCAACTCGGCATCCGCCTGCCCCCGGTCGGTCCTCATCGTGACCAGATCTTCGGGATTGATGTCGATCCGCTCGGGATAGTCGGCGCAGTCGGCGATCTCGTCCGCAACGCGGTCAAGCTCGCCCAGATTGGGCAGAGCCCGGCGCAGCGCAGCGATGCGGGCCTGTTCGGCGCGAAGCTCGTCCCTTGCGCGCCGAGCTTGCCCCTCTTCATCCCTGGCGGCCTGAAGCGCATCCTTCAGCTTTCGCCATGCGTGGGCGCTGACATCGAGGTTACGGATGTTGGTCTCCACCTCACTTAGGTCGCGCTTCAGTTCCGCGACCCGAGTGGTGCTGGCGCGCTTCTTGTAGAGGTCGCTTGCCTCGGCCCGCGCCTGTTCGAGAACGGCATTGAGGTCCGCGACACCAGCCGCCGCGGAGAATAGTAATCGGCCGATATCGCCTCGCGCGCTGGCAATGTCCTCACCGCCTTTTTCGATGGTGTCGTCGTCGAGGCAAAGCAGACTGCGGTAGTCGTCGAGCGAAAGTCCGCCGAGGTGCGAGGCGATCGCGGTCTCGGGCAGGGCCGCGTCGGCCTCTCCCCTGAGGTTGCCGCTGCGGGAAGGCAGTCGCGTGAACATACGGGTTTCGCCTCCGATGTCGAGCAGACCGGAGACCCGAAGATTCTGTCGCTGGTGCTGGAACCCGTAGGGCTCCCGATGGGGAAAGCCGTAGAGAAGACGCAGGTAGGCTTCCATTGTTGTGGTTTTGCCGGCTTCGTTCGAGCCGTAGATCACATGGAAATCCGAAGCCTGACCGGCTTTTCCGAAATCGAGGACCTTGCCCGTGAAGTGACCAAAAAAGTCGAGAGAGAGCCGCTCGATCCGCATCAGGGCGTGGCTCCCTTCATTCGCGCAAGGATCCGCTCCGCGCCGGCTTCTGCGAGACGCCGCGCAAGTTGCTCCATTGCCGGTTCATCAGGCAACAGCTCGGCACGCCGCTGCGGCGCCAACTCCTGCAGAATGCCTTCGATTTCAGCACGGCAGGTCTTGGAAAACCCGGGTTCCTCGCGGATGGTCTTCATGATCCCGGCCAACTCGTCCGTGGCGGTGTGCCCGCGCTCCGCAGTGTCGGTCATGTCAAACACGACCTTGTCCAGCCAAAGCGTGCCCGTCTCCCGCGCATATTGTGCCGCGGTCTCTTTCCAGACGTCCTGATCACGCAGGATCTGCCAACGACGGCGCGTGCGACCGGTAAGCTCCAAGCGAACCACGGCGCTTTCCGACACCAGGTTTCGCGCCGTGTCTCGCAGGGTCCGCTTTACCATATCGCGCAGCGCGTCGTCGCTGTCGGTATCCGTGGCGTCGATCCGGAGGTGCAGGAACTCGACGGCCGAGGTCGGCACTTCTTCGATCTCGATTGCCTTGTCGATGGTCAACAGCGTGGCGGATTTCGGACCGGGCTCGCCCATATCGCGTCCCTGTGGCGTTCCGGGCATCACGATCCATGGCGCCTTGGAGTGGACTTGCCGGCGGTGAACATGCCCGAGCGCCCAGTAATCGAAGCCAGCAGCAGTCAGTTCACCGACCGTGCAGGGTGCGTAGGGATCGTGGCCCTCTGCGCCCGCGAGGGAGGTATGCAGCATCGCGATGTTGACCGCGCCTGCGACCGGCGCCGGGAACCTTGGCAGCAGACTTTCCGGGGCATGACGGTTGGCGAAGCTAACGCCGTGGATCCAGACGTTCTCCGCGAGCTGCACCTTGCCGCCGCGCCCGTCAAAGACATGAACGTTATCAGGCAAGGTCAACTCGCCGGTGAGAGGGTTCTCGGCGTCGTGGTTGCCCTTGATATAAAATGCGCGGATCCCGCGTTCACGCAGGCGCTCCAGTTGCAGCGTCAGGAAGGCGGCAGTCCGCGCGCTACGCTCTGCCCCGTCGAACAGATCGCCTGCAATCAGCAGGGCGGCTACTTCCTCGGCAAGCGCGGTGTCGACGATCCTGGTTAGCGCGGTTCGGCTCGATGTCCGGACCCGATCCCTCAGCTCGGGGTCGCGCAGCGCTAGGGACCTCAACGGGGAGTCGAGGTGAACGTCGGCCGTGTGAAGGATCCTGATCATTTAGTTGCTCCCGGCTCCGAACGTAACATCCCGCTTCACGGTTGATCCCCTTGTGGATAAGGAGTAACAACTCGCAAATCCGCGAACAAGCGGATTGACAGGGAGATGAAGCGATGAACCGGCCATGTCCGCGGACGGTGTGACCTTCGGCCAGGCGATTTCGAAGGCCCGCAAGGCACTCGGTCTCAGCCAAAAGGAGCTCGCAGCGCGCGTGATGAAGGAAGAGGGCGGCGGGTCGATATCCCCGCAGTACCTCAACGACATCGAGCACGACCGACGCAGCCCCAGCTCGGGGCACTTGATCCGCCAGTTCTCCGGCATCCTAAACATTCCGGAGGACTACCTGTACGCACTTGCAGGCCGGCTTCCGGATGATCTGCGGCCGGATGCGTCCACCCCGGACAAGGTCGTCGAGGCCTTCGCCAATTTCAGGAAGACGTTGAAAGAGTAAGGAGTTGCGCATGGTGAAGATGATCCGTGACAACACGGGCCGCTTTGCCGAGCGACCCTTCTACCGCGAGCGGGATCTCGACGATGAATGCGAGCGGCTGATCCGTGAGCTTTTGATGAAGCGCCACGGAAAGGTCGACTATCCCGTCGCGACCGACGACCTGACCGTGCTGATCGAGATGCACGATGCGGACCTCGACCCTTACGCCGACTTGTCAGCGTATGGCGCCGATGTCGAAGGGGTGACGGAGTTCTTTCCCGACCGGGGGCCCAAGGTCTCCATCTCGGAAAGAATCGCCGGCGACGATCGGCGCGAGAATCGCTTCCGGACCACGCTCACCCATGAGTTCGGGCACGTGAAGTTCCACGGGCCTCTCTGGGCGCAGAAGTTCGCCAACGGGGACCTGCTCGAGCGCGGCGTGAACGCCAACAAGGCGATCTCCAAGCGCGACAACATCCTGGACGCCCCGCAGTCCGACTGGATGGAATGGCAAGCCGGTTATATCAGCGGCGCACTGCTGATGCCGGCCACGCCGGTCCGTCGCCTCGTTTCCGACTATTGCAGACCGCGCGAGCTGCATGGCGATATCCATGTTTCGACGGAACATGCCGTGCGGCTGATCCAGATGGTCATGGAGCGGTTCGCGGTTTCCGAAGAGGCCGCCCGCATCAGACTGTTGAAGCTGAACCTGATCACTTCGACGCACGGGCAGCCCTCGCTCTTCGGGCGCTGATCGCGAATCCGCGGAAGTGCGTATTTTTTCGATTGACTCCCTTTAGGCGCGATATACGCTGATTAGCAGATCAGCCGATACATGGAATCGCCAGAAAGGAGATCGCTGTGACTGCACTGTCCGCCTTCCTTCGCAAGACGCCCGGCGAGGCGCTGCGCGAATACTTCGACCGGCCGGAGATCGGCCTGCCCACCGAGTTCGACTGGCCCGCATCGGACGCCGATCTGTCCGGGCCGCTTCTCGGGGCCATCGAGAAGATGTCCCGCGTCCAGCGCGACCGGATCTCGAACGACGCCGAGCGCGTCCATGCCCTGTCCGACGAGCCGGGGCAGGCCGCGATCTACAGCGTGGCCGAGGATCCCGCCCTCCTCGACGGGCTCGCGAACCCGCACGCGCGGTCGCTCTGGATGTTCCTCAACGCGCAGGACCGTTTTCGTCATGCCGAGGAAGTCCGGTTTACGGAGGACCGCCGGCGCGGTCGGATGTGGGCGGGGTACATGACCGACCCCGGTTGCGTCGTGCAGCGCGACGCGTCGGCCCGCCACGCCTTCGTTTCCGCGATCAAGGAGTTCTCGGGCGCTGCCCATGCCCATGTCGACATCTTCGACCGGGTGAGGACGACCCATGAGGGCGACGAATGCGACCTAGTGCAGGTGACGATCTACCGAGAGGGACGGCCCGACGATCTGCTCCGCTTCGACGACAAGGGGTTGCTTGTCCGGCAGGCCTATCGTCCCGTGTTCGAGGCCGCCGTTACCTATGAGCCCGCGACCGGCGGCATCGAGGTGATCGCCAACGACAAGGCGACGCGGAACGAGATCGTGAGGGCGACGGTCACGCACATCCTCGGCATCGAGTTCAAGGAGAACCGCCTGCCGCTGCGGTGCTACGACCTGTCCGTGCTGCTGGCGCCCTACGATTTCCCGGTTGATCCGGAAGACGGGATCGAGGGCGTCGAGGTGCGCGAGCTGCGCCTGATGCCGATCGACGACAGCGATTTCAGGGTGACGCTGGAGAAGCCCGCGCGCGCCGACGAGACGATCTGGACGAAGGCGGAGGAAAGGTTCGGGGATCGCACGCCCCTGAGCGAGGGGTATGTGGTCACGCGGGCCAAGATCGCCGTGAAGCTCGCCCGCCGGCCGGGAGGCGACAGGCGGCGCACGCTGACCCTGACGATCACCTGGCCGCATGGTTGCGATCTGAAGGATCGCACTGCGACCGAGCAGATGATCGGCGAGAAGTACCTGCGGCGCTGGGGGACCCTGGTCGATGACCTGCAGCTCTTCGAGGATTGATCCCGCCGCCCGCAGACTGCTCTCTTCGATCGCCGGAACCCGCGACGCGCGGGTTTCGGCCATGGCGCTGGCGCACATGCGCGGCGCCGGCAAGACGCTGATGGACGCCGGACTGATCGTGCAGCGGGGCAGCTTGATGTCCGTCGTTGCCGATGACGACTTGGACGACACCCCGACGTCAGTCATCGCCCACCCGATCACTGGCCATCATGGTCATCTCGGCAACGCAGTCTGGCACGACGAACGGGCGAGCGCCCGCCGCCAAGTCTATGCGCTGGACATGGCGGCAGCAGCTCGGCGAGTGGTCGCCCGGCTCGATTGCTCACTCGGCAAGGACCCGGTGCCGTATCTCGATGGCGTGGTGTTGGATTTCGGAGCTGCGCGGCTACCGAACCGTACAGCGCGCGTCGGGATCTGGGTGGTACGCGGCTTGAGCGTTCCAGGGGCCTTCGACCAGTTCCGCCAGCTCGCCGCGCGCCGTCCGTCCGAAGGCTTGCGGCTAATTATATCCCTTGATCCGGCCAAGCGGACTTGCCGCTCGACCCTGAAAGGCCACGAGATCGTGCCGCTTGAAGATGTGGTCGATCATGAAGACGGGATCGCCGCGAACCCCGGAATCCTTTCGGCGCGGCTGCTGACGGGTCCTTCTGATCAGGGGCCGGTTTGGGTCTCCGGTGACGGAGCGATCCTGATCGTCCACGGTGAACGCTTTGAGTTCAAAGGCACGAAGCAGAAGGCTGCAGTGCTTATGATGGCCGAGGCCTTCATCGCGGGGGAACACCGGCTCTCGACGGATGCAGTTCTAGAGGCGGCCGCTTGCGGTCGAACCGTTCGGAGACTGTCCGAGCTCTTCAAGGGACACCCCGCTTGGAAGCGGGTCATCTTCGAAAGCGGCGCGAGTTGCTGGATCGAAGGCTGACCGCAAATGGGTGACGCGAAAGGCCGTCCTTCGGGGCGGCCTTTTTCGTTTTCGGGCACCTTGATTTGCATTCCTCCCGTCTCTCCTCCTTGGCTCCTCCCGCTGCCCTCCTAGGCGCTCCCCCATCGTCCTTCGCAGGCATTCGGCCAATCGCGAAGGAGACGACGATGTCAGTCACACATCTCAACCAGGTCGAGCTGGCGGCTCGATGGAAAATCAGCCCGCGCACTTTGGAGCGCTGGCGTTGGACCGGTGAGGGCCCCGCCTTCATCAAGATCGGCGGCCGGGTCGTGTACCGGCTCGAGGATGTCGAGGCCTACGAGGCCAACCGGCACTGCTCGAGCACGGCCGACAAGCCCGCAGTGAAGCTGGCGTGAGGGGGCGGCCATGACGATCCCCAACCACATCACCCTCGACGATCTGCCCACCATGCCGGTCGGCGAGATCGCCGCTCTGCCGGGCGACCAGCTGGCGCTCCTGAAGCAGGACGCCGACGAGCGGCTGCGCGCTGCGAAGACCCTCTGCGACTGGCTCGATGGCGCCATCGCGCTGAAGTACGGCGACCAAGCGCAGGACGCCCGCCGCGTGGAGGGCAAGGACACCGGCACCGTCCGGCTGCAGGATGGTCCGGTCACCGTGGTCGCCGAGCTGCCGAAGCGCGTTGATTGGGATCAGGCGTTGCTCGCCGGTCTGGTCGAGCGCATCCGGGCGGATGGCGCCGATCCCGCCGAGTACGTGGACATCGCGCTCAGCGTCCCCGAGCGGAAGTACACCGCCTGGCCCACGGACATCCGCCAGGAGTTTGAGCCCGCGCGCACGGTTCGGACGGCCAAGCCGAAGTTCCGGCTGCTGCTCGGCGAGGAGGCGCGCTGATGGCCATCTCGCTCGCATCCCTGCAAACCTCGACGTCACTGCGGCCGCCGCGCGTGCTGATCCACGGCGTCGCCGGCATCGGCAAATCCACCTTCGCCGCGTCCGCCGACGCGCCGGTGTTCGTCCTCACCGAGGACGGTCTCGGCAAGCTCCAGGTGCCGCATTTCCCGCTGGCGACGAGCTACGCGGAGGTCGCCGAGGCGCTCGACGCCCTGCTTGACGAGGACCATCCCTATTCCACGGTGGTGGTCGACAGCGTGGACTGGCTGGAGCCGCTGATCTGGGCCGAGGCCTGCCGGCGCAACGGCTGGCAGTCGATCGAAAGCCCCGGTTTCGGCAAGGGCTATGCCGAGGCGCTGACCATCTGGCGCGAATACATCGACAGGCTGAACGCGCTCCGCGACCAGAAAGGAATGGCGGTCATCCAGATCGCCCACACCGACATCAAGCGCTTCGACAGCCCCGAGCACGAACCCTACGACCGGTACGTGATCAAGCTGCAGGCCCGCGCGTCCGCGCTGCTTCAGGAGCACTCCGATGTGGTGCTGTTCGCCAACTACCGGATCTCGGTCAGCAAGTCCGACGTCGGCTTCAACAAGAAGGTGACCCGGGCGCTCGGGTCCGGTGCGCGCGTCATGCACACCGAGGAGCGCCCCGCCTTCCTCGCGAAGAACCGCTACGGCCTTCCGGAAACCCTCCCGCTCGAGTGGTCCGAGTTCCTGGCCGCCATGCCCCAATCCGCCTGATTACGACTGAAAGGACAGCACGATGGCACGTTTCGACACCGCCTTTGACGCCGCCGGCATCGAGCCCACCACCGCTTACGAGATCCTGCCTGCGGGCAAGTACCGCGCCCAGATCGTCGAGAGCGAGATGCGCGTCACCAAGAACGGGATGGGGAAGTATCTCTGGCTGATGCTCGACATCCTCGAGGGGCCGCAGCAGGGGCGCAAGGTCTTCGACCAGCTGAACCTGGTGAACGCCCACCCGACCACGGTCGAGATCGCGCAGCGCACGCTGTCGGCGATCTGCCACGCCACGGGCAAGTTGCAGGTCAACGACAGCGAGGAATTGCACCTGATCCCGATGACGATCCAGGTCGGCGTGAAGCCCCCGAAGGACGGCTACGGCGAGCGCAACACGATCCGCTACCTGGTGCCGGAGGCCCCGGCGCAGGCGACCCCGCCCAAGCCCGCCGCGACGCAGTTGGCCAGCGCGCCCGCTCAGTCGGCGCCCGCCCGCCCGGCCACTGCGCCCTGGAACCGCAAGAGCTGACGCCCTCGGCCGCCGCGGGCTGAAACCTGCGGCGGCCCGGACATCGGCAGACCCGAGAGACAGACCATGACCAATACCACCGACGCGGCCTGCGCGGCCGTGAACGCACCCGGCTTGCCCGACGACACCCGGCGCCTGATCGAGATCGAGGACGCCATTGCGAAGATCCGCACGCAGATCGCGACCGCCGATCTGACGCGGCAGCGGACGGCGAAGCCGATCGACCCCGACTGGTTTCACCGCGCGCGCACTGCGTTGCGCCACCTCAATCGCGAGCGCGCAGAGATCGTCGCCCGTCAGGGAGGCCGCCGCCGGCGCGAACGGCTCAAGGACATGATCATCGCCGTCTTGCGCGAGCGCCATGACGTCGCCGCCTGGGCTGCGGTGCTGGCTGAGGCGCGGGCGCGGCTCGAGCGGGAGGAGGCATGCTGATGGCCGAGCTCCCCGAACCCCCGACGCCGACCCTCTCCGCGATCTACGCCTCCTACGAGGCCCGGCAGGGCGATGGCTTCCGCGACCATCTTGGCGCCTCGCTGATCGGCAAGTCCTGTGCCCGTGCGCTCTGGTATGACTTCCGCTGGGCGACGCCCGCGCGGCACACCGGCCGCATCCTGCGGCTGTTCGAGACCGGCCAGCTGGAGGAGGCCCGGCTCGTCCGCGACCTGCGCGCCACCGGCGCGACGGTGCTGGAGGTCGATCCCGAGACCGGGCGGCAGTTCCGCGTCGAGGCCCATGGCGGGCATTTCGGCGGCTCGCTCGACGCCGTCGCCCTCGGTCTGCTCGAGGCGCCGAAGACCTGGCACGTCGTCGAGTTCAAGACGCATTCGGCGAAGAGCTTCGCCGAGCTGATCGCCAAGGGCGTCGCGCTCGCCAAGCCCCAGCACGCCGCGCAGATGCAGGTGTACATGCACCTGACCGGCATCACGCGGGCGCTGTACGTCGCGGTCTGCAAGGACACCGACGCGCTGCACATCGAGCGCGTCCCGGCCGACCCCGAGATGGGCGAGCGCCTGATGGAAAAGGCGCGGCGGATCATCTTCGCCCAGCACCCGCCCGAGCGGATCAGCGCGGATCCCGCCTGGTTCGAGTGCCGGTTCTGCGACCACCACGGGCTCTGCCACGGCGAGGACGCCGCGGCTGTCACCTGTCGGTCCTGCCTGCATTCCACGCCCATCGAAGGCGGCTGGCACTGCGCGCGCCACGACCGGTTGCTCGACCCTGCCGACCAGCGCCGAGCCTGCCCCCGGCACCTGTTCATCCCCGATCTCGTCCCCGGCGAGGTGACCGACGCAGGCGAGGACTTCGTCTCCTACCGCATGCGCGACGGCTCGGTCTGGACCAACGAAGCCCGCCAAGAGGAGGCCGCCGCATGCTGACCCTGCGCCCCTACCAGCGGGCCGCGATCACCTCGATCTACGGCTATTTCGAGAAGGAGAGCGGCAACCCGCTCGTCGTGATCCCCACGGCCGGCGGCAAGAGCCTCGTCATGGCCGCCTTCATCGACGCCGTGCTCAAGGCCTGGCCGGACCAGCGCGTGCTGGTCGTCACCCATGTCCGCGAACTGATCGCGCAAAACCATGCCGAGATGCTGGGGCTCTGGCCCGAGGCGCCGGCCGGCATCTACTCGGCCGGGCTCGGCCGCCGCGACGCGCGGGCCCGGATCCTCTTCGCCGGCATCCAGTCGATCCACGACAAGGCGACGCGCATCGGCCATGCCGATCTGGTGCTGATCGACGAGGCCCATCTGATCCCCGGCCGGTCGAACACCATGTATCGCCGCTTCCTCAACGATCTGCAGGCGATCAACCCGACGCTGAAGGTGATCGGTCTGACGGCGACGCCCTTCCGGCTCGACAGCGGCATGCTGCACGAGGGCGAGAACGCGCTCTTCACCGACATCGCCTACGAGGTGTCGGTCCGCGACCTGATCGATCAGGGCTATCTCTCCCCGCTGATCTCGAAGCAGACGAAGACCCGCCTCGACGTGACCGGCGTGGGATCGCGCGGCGGCGAGTTCATCGCGCGTGACCTCGAGGACGCGGTCGACCAGGACGCCATCACGCGTGCGGCCGTGGCCGAGGTGATCGCCCATGGCGAGAGGCGCCGGTCCTGGCTCGCCTTCTGTTCCGGCGTTCGCCACGCCACCCATGTCGCCGAGGAGTTCCGCCGCCGCGGGGTGAGCTGCGCCACCATCTTCGGCAAGACGCCGAAGGACGAGCGCGACGCGATCATCGCCGCCTTCAAGCGCGGCGAGATCAGGGCGCTGGCCTCGATGGGCGTACTGACGACGGGCTTCAACGCGCCGGCCGTGGACCTGATCGCGATGCTGCGGCCCACCAAGTCGGCCGGGCTCTATGTCCAGATGGCCGGTCGGGGCACGCGGCTCGCCGAGGGCAAGGAGAACTGCCTCGTTCTCGATTTCGCGGGCAACGTCCGTCGGCACGGCCCCATCGATCTCGTGCGGCCGAAGCGGCCAGGCGGTCCCGGCGACGGCCCGCCACCCACCAAGATCTGCCCCGAATGCGGGACCATCGTGGCCATCGCGGCGCTCGAATGCCCTGGCTGCGGCTTCGAGTTCCCCGGCCGCGAGGTGAAGCTCGAGCCGACCGCCTCGACGCTGGAGGTGCTGTCCACCGGCAAGCCGCAATGGGTCGGCGTCACGGACGTCACCTACAGCCGCCACGAGAAGCGCGGCGGGCGGGTCTCGCTGAAGGTCACCTACCGCTGCGGTCTCGCCTTCCACACGGAATGGGTCTGCTTCGAGCACGAGGGCTATCCGCGCCGCAAGGCCGCGAGCTGGTGGCGCGAACGGGCGCCCGAGATGGACGTGCCCGACTCCATCGACGAGGCGCTCCTGCTGGCGGACCGGCTGCGCCGCCCCACCGAGATCGCCGTCCGCCCCGCGGGCCGCTTCACCGAAATCACCGCCTACAGGTTCGCCCCATGCCTTACAGCCGTGCCGGGCTCTGCGCCGTCTGCCACCGAGAACCCCGCGGCTGGGGCTGGTTCGACGCGCGCTTCCGCGTCTCCGACCCGCGGCGCGACACGAGCCGCCGAGACCTCTGCAGCCGGGTTTGCCAGGACATCTGCCACCGGAGGTCGGGCATGATCGATCCGACCCCCAATGAGACGGCGGCCATGGTCGAGGGCGGCAAGGCCGGCGGCGCCTATCTCGACAGCCTCGGCCGGACCGATCTCGCCCAGCTGACCGAGCACGAGTGGGACACCTTCGTCGAGGTGATCGTCACCGGCTACTGCGATGCCTTGCGTGACCTGGCGGCGAAGGACCGCGCGCGGCTCGACGGCATGATCCCGGAGGTGCCCTTCTGATGGCGGACACCTCGTGGATGGCGCGCGTGGGCGCGCGTCTCGTGACCAACGGCTACGCGATCCTGCCGATCGCGCCCGGCACCAAGAAGCCCGGCCAGTTCGCCCGCGCGGCCTGGCACGACTACCCGCAGTGGAACCGGCATGCGAGCCGCGCCACGACCGAACTCGAGGTCGCGACCTGGTCCAGCTGGCCCGACTGCGGGGTCGGGATCGTCGGCGGCGCGGTCGCCGCGCTCGACATCGACATCGCCGAGGACGGCGAGTTGGCGCTGCGCATCGAGCGGCTCGCCCGCGAACGGCTGGGCGACACGCCCGCGCTCAGGATCGGCAAGGCACCGAAGCGGGTGCTGGTCTATCGCACGCAAGAGCCCTTCGCCGGGATCCGGCGCGCGCCGCTGGAAGTGCTCTGCCTCGGACAGCAGTTCGTGGCCTATGCCGAGCATCCCGACACCGGCCAGCCCTATGCCTGGCCGGACGAGGGGCTCGCGGACCTCGACATCGAGAGCCTGCCGGCTATCGACGCCGAACAGGCAGCGGCCTTCCTCGACGAGGCGTTGGCGCTGATCCCGCCCGAGCTGCGCCCAAAGAGCCTCGGCGGAAAGGGGGCGAACGGGTCCGGACATCCGTGTCTGCCGGCCCATGCACAGGCTGGCACGCTGGCCGCGATCCGGAGCGCGCTAGCGTGGCTGCCGAACGCCGAGCTCGACTACGACAGCTGGATGCGCATCGGCATGGCGCTGAAGGGCGCGCTTGGCGAGGAGGGCGCGACGCTCTTTGCCGACTGGTCGGCGCAGGCGGCCAAGAACGACCCGGCAGCGACGGAGAAGGCGTGGAAGAGCTTCAAGCCCGCGCGGATCGGCGCCGGCACGATCTATCACCTCGCCATGGAGAAGGGCTGGCGCCCCGATCCCGACCTCCTGCTCGACGGCAGCCAGAAGGCTTGTGCGGCCGACGAGCATCCCGCGGCGGGCCTCCTGGCGCGGCTCGCCCAGCCCGAAGCCCCGATCCCGATCCTCGCGCCTTCACCGTCGTTCACGATGACGATCCCGGGTGGGCTCGTGGGCGATCTCGCGCGCTACATGATCGACACCGCGCGCAGGCCGCAGCCGCTTCTGGCGGTGGGCGCCAGCCTCTGCGCGCTCGGCGCGCTGATGGGGCGGCGCTACCGCACGACGACCGACCTGCGCACGAACCTCTACATCGTCGGCATCGCGGACAGCGGATCGGGCAAGAACCACGCCCGCGAGGTCGTCAACGAGCTGTTCTTCGCGGCGGGGCTGGCGCACCACCTGGGCGGCAACAAGATCGCCTCCGGCGCGGGGCTCCTGACCGCGCTCCACCGTCAGCCCGCGATCCTGTTCCAGATCGACGAGTTCGGGATGTTCCTCTCGGCGGCGGCCGACCGCAAGCGCAGCCCGCGCCATGTGACCGAGATTCTCGACAACATGACCGAGCTTTACAGCGCGGCGAGCGGGGTGTTTCTCGGCGCGGAATACGCCAACCGTGATGGCTCGAATGAGCGGCGCGACATCGTCCAGCCCTGTCTGTGCGTTTATGGAACCACGACGCCGCTGCATTTCTGGGGGTCGCTGCAGGGCGCCAACGTGGTGGACGGCTCGCTCGCCCGGTTCATCATCCTCGTGACGGACGACGACTACCCGGACGAGAACCGGTCCGTCGGATTGCGCCGGTCTCCGCCCGGGCTGATCGCGGGGCTGCAGCGGCTCGCAGAAGGGGGTGGCCGGGCCAGCGGCAACCTGGCCGGTCGGACCTCCGGACCCGAGACTGCCGTGGACCCGATGACCGTGCCGATGGACGATGCGGCGCAGGCGCGCTTCGATGCACTCGGCGAGGAGACCACCGCGGAGCTCAGGGCTGCGGCGGGCACGTTTCAGACGCCGATCCTCGCCCGGATCGCGGAGAACGCGGCCAAGGTCGCGCTTGTCCTGTCCGTGGGGAGGGATCCGGTTCAGCCCGTCATCGGGCTTGAAGAGGCCGCATGGGCCATCGACTTCGTGCGCCACTTTGCCCGACGCACCATCGACGCCGTCGAGCGCCACGTCGCCGACACCGAGACCGAGGCGCATCTGAAACGCGTGCGCGAAATCATCCGCAAGGCAGGGGCGACCGGCGTCACCAAGTCCGAGCTGACCCGCGCCTCGCAATGGCTCCGGGCGCGCGACCGCGACGACATCCTGCTCACGCTCGTCGAGAGCGGCGACATCGCCACGGTCGAGCAGGAGACCGGGGGGCGGAAGGCCATGCGCTTCCGGGCGATGCGGTGAGGGCCGGGACGATGCTTCCTTCAAAGGCCCCAATCCTTCATTTGAAGGAAGTTCGCGCCCAAGCCTCCGTCCCGCAACGGAAATCCGGCGCGCGGGGCTTCTTTCAATATTTCACGCAGAGACCCTCGCGCGCGTGGGTGGGGATGGAAGCCAGACACATACCCCATGAAGTAACTGAAATATTGAAAGAAGAGATTTATCCTCATTCTGCCAATGGCTTGCGGCCCCACTTCCTTCAAGCGGAAGGGATGAAGCCATTGAAGGAAGCGCCGGGCGCTCCCGGCAATGACAACGTGACCCTGACCAGACCTCGCGATCCCGGCCCGGGCGCGCGTCCTGCCCTCACCAGGCAACCGTGCCGCCCCGGCCTCTCAATCGAAGAGGAGGTCGTCATGGACCGTTCCCCACACATCGCCCCGGCGTCCCTCACGGCTGCCGGCACTCTCGACCGCTGCATTCTCGCGCTGGATCTCGGCACCAGCACCGGCTGGGCGTTGCGCGCCCCGGACGGGCTGATCACCAGCGGGACCGCGAGCTTCCGCCCCGGCCGCTATGACGGTGGCGGCATGCGCTACCTGCGCTTCACCAACTGGCTTACCGAGATCGACAGGCTTTCGGGGCCGATCGCGGCGATCTGGTTCGAGGAGGTGCGCCGCCACGCCGGAACCGATGCTGCCCATGTCTATGGCGGGCTCATGGCCACGCTGACCGCATGGGCGGAACTGCGGGGCGTGCCCTATGCCGGTGTTCCTGTCGGCACGATCAAGCGCCACGCCACGGGCAAGGGCAACGCGCCGAAGGAGGCGATGATCGCAGCCGCGCGGGCGCGGGGCTTCAGCCCCGTCGACGACAACGAGGCCGACGCCATCGCCATCCTGCTCTGGGCGATCGAGACGAATGGGGGTGTCGCATGAGGTGGCATCCCAAGGGCTACGGCGGCCAGCGCCGGGATCCGGACCAGGTGAAGCGCGACGGCTGGCGCGAGCAGGGTCTGCTTGCCGTCTCGCTCGAGGACACGCGGCTGACCTGGCCGGAACGCGAACTCGTCCGCCAGCTCGGCGAAAAGCTCTATGGCCCACGCCCCTCCGAGGAAGGAGGGCGCCATGGATAAGTGGACCCCGTCCCTCGTCGAGGCCCGTCTCGCGGAAGCGGCCTTCGTGCTCAAGCGGCTGCCCGAGCCGCGACGGCAGGGCTATTTCAGCACGTGGCCCGAGATCATCCACAGCTTCGCCGACAAGGTGGGCCAGGAGCCCAAGCCCATGCGGGTGCTGCCCTCGCCGCAGGCAATCAGCCGGATGGAGGAGACGCTGACCTGGACCGCGTGCCTCGACCCCGTCGACGGCAAGATCGTCTGGATGCGCGCCCATGGCGAGCGGTGGAAGACCATCTGCTGGACGGTCGGTCTCCAGCGCTCGGCCGCGCACCAGCACTGGCTCTACGGGCTCTGCGTCATCTCGCTGAGGCTCAACCGGCGGCGGTTCAACCGTAACCTGTCGAAGCGGAAGGTGATCGAGCTGGCCGGTGGCGCGTAACCCTGCGCGCCAGAGGGGAAGGTGTGCGGCGGACAGTTTTCGACGGGACAGAAAACCGGTTCAGGGGCTAGGTTCGGGATAAGCTCGGGAGAGGCGCGCGCGGCGCAGCCCCGAACGAAACCATCCTTTCGTTGGCGAGGGCCGTTACAAAAGGAAAGGCGCTGATCCTTTCCTTGAGGGTCGCTGTCCGCCGCTTGCAAGCTCCCCGGCCGAGTTCGCGGTTCCTTCTCCGCGACCTGCGTATGCTGGCGGGCTTGGCTCGGCATTTCGCCAGCGTCAGGGCCGGATTTTTGAGAAGCCACCCGGAAGCCGGAGCCACCCGCCACCCGCGCAAACCCCAATGAACGCTGGCCCTCGAGCCGGATACCCCGGATGCCGGTGGACCCTGCGTGGAGTCCAGCGCGGCATCCAGTGTCCGGAGTCCGGCCAGCATCCATCTGAACACCGGAAACCGCACGCCCATGACGTTGAGCTTCGCCCCCGAGCGGATCGAAACCTGGCCGCTGGCCAAGCTCCAGCCCTACGCGAAGAACGCGAAGGTGCACGGGGCCGACCAGGTCGCGAAGATCGCCGCCAGCATGGCCGAGTTCGGCTGGACCGTGCCCTGCCTCGTCGGCGAGGACGGCGAACTGATCGCAGGCCATGGGCGCGTGCTGGCGGCAACGCAGCTCGGACTGACCGAGGCACCGGTGATCGTGCTCGGGCACCTGAGCGAGGCGCAGCGGCGGGCGTACCGGATCGCGGACAACAAGCTGACCGAGGCGCCGTGGGACGACGCGCTGCTGTCGGCCGAGTTGAAGGATCTGCTCGCCGACGACTACGACCTGTCGCTGGTCGGCTTCTCCGATGGCGAACTCGACAAGCTGCTGGCCTTCGACGCGGACGAGGGCGGTGAAGAAGAGGGCGGCGCCGGGGGCTCCGTGCCGCCGGTGACCATCCCCGAGCCGCCGCGCAATCCAGCGTCGCGCACGGGCGATCTGTGGCTTCTTGGGGATCACCGGCTGCTCTGCGGCGACGCCACCAACCACAAGGATGTCCGCCGCCTGATGAACGGTGAGCGCGCGATCCTCTTCGCCACCGATCCGCCGTATCTCGTCGACTACGACGGCTCGAACCATCCGACCCGCAACAAGGATTGGTCCGCGTCCTACGGCACCACCTGGGACGACAGTTCTCAGGGGGCCGAGCTCTATGACGGCTTCATCGCCGCTGCCGTGGCCGAGGCGATCACCGAGGATGCCGCCTGGTATTGCTGGCACGCCTCGCGCCGCCAGGCGATGCTGGAAGAGTGCTGGGAAAGGGCGGGCGCCTTCGTGCACCAGCAGATCATCTGGGTGAAGGACCGAGGTGTTCTGACCCGCTCGCACTACCTGTGGAAGCACGAGCCCTGCTTCATGGGCTGGCGCCGGCCGCACCGCCCGCCAAAGGTGGCCGAGGAAACGCTGCCCTCGACCTGGGAGATGCCGAGCTTCGCCAAGGACGAGCGGCCCGACCATCCGACGCCGAAACCGCTGGACGCCTTCGGCATCCCGATGCGCCAGCACGTCGCGCGCGGCGGACTCTGCTACGAGCCGTTCTCGGGCTCGGGCTCGCAGATCATGGCGGGCGAGGCAAACGGCCGCCGCGTCTTTGCGATGGAAATCAGCCCCGCCTATGTCGATGTCGCCGTCGAACGCTGGCAGGCGGAGACCGGCAAGGAGGCGATACTCGACGGCGACGGCCGGACCTTCGCCAAAGTGAAGGCCGAGCGGCTGGGCGAGCCCCCGGCGGCGGCCGAGGGGGCCCACGCGGCCTGATGTCGTGGATGGCGTGGCTCTACCTTCCTCCGGCCTGCCTGCCGGAGCCGGCGACGCGTGCCTGTTCGGCCTCTCGCTCTGCTCCGGCGCCGGCGGGCTCGACCTCGGGCTGCACCTCGCATGCCCCGGATATCGCACTGTGGGTCACGTCGAGCGGGACGCCTACGCCGCGGCCATCCTCGTGGCGCGGATGGAAGACACGGCCCTGGATCCGGCGCCTGTCTGGGACGACGTTGCCACCTTTGACGGCCGCCCGTGGCGCGGCGCGGTGGACATCGTCACAGCGGGCTATCCGTGCCAGCCGTTTTCCGTTGCAGGCAAGCGGCGTGGGGCGGACGACCCGCGCCACCTCTGGCCGCATGTCGCCCGCATCGTCGGCGAGGTCGAGCCGCCCTTCGTGTTCCTCGAGAATGTCGCCCATCATCTCCGCCTCGGCTTTCCCGAAGTCGCCGGAGGACTGGTCAACATGGGCTACCGCCTTGCGGCGGGCCTCTTCACGGCGGCGGAAGTCGGTGCGCCCCACAAGCGTGAGCGGCTGTTCATCCTCGCCCACCGAGAAGGCTGCGAACTGGCCGACCCCGCGCGCCTGCTCCGGGACGCGGTCGAGCGGCGGGAACCGGACCGAGATGCTGCGCCTCTGGCCGACGCCGCTGGCGGGCGATGGCCACAAGCCGAGTGCGGGCAAGCGCAAGGCGGCCGATCTGACCGGGGTGAGCCGGATGTGGATGACGCCAACAGCGCGGGATCACAAGGACGGGGCGACGAGCCTTGCGAACACGCCGGTGAACGGCCTGCTTGGCCGCCAGGTCCTCGCGACGCCGATGGCTGGCGGGCGTTCCTGCGACACGCCCCGGACCTTGAACCCGCTATTCGTCGAGGCGCTGATGGGCTGGCCCACCGGGTGGACCGGCTTCGGCTATGTGGCAACGGAGTGGTCCCGCTGGTCGCGGCGCATGCGCTGCGAACTCTGGCAGCTGAATTGCTGGCCGATGGATGAGGTGGCGAGATGAAGCAATCCCGCTTCATGTCGCTGGTCGAGGCCATCGCCAACGTCGCTGTGGGCTACAGCGTCGCCGTCATGACGCAGATACTGATATTCCCGGTCTTCGGGCTGCACACGACGCTGGCGCAGAACCTGAAGATGGGCGGCATCTTCACCATCGTGTCGATCGCACGCTCCTTCGCCCTGCGGCGGCTTTTCGAGGCGATCCGGGTGCGCGGGGCACGATGACATGCCGCCGCCCCATGTGGGACGGCGACATCGGGTCCGTGCTGGTGTGCGGCGTCAGTCGTCGGCGATCATGTAGGCCCTTCCCCGCCCCTCGACCTTCTCCGAGGTGATGGTCAGGCCGAGCTTCTTCTTGAGCGCGCCGGACATGGCCCCGCGAATGGTGTGCGGCCTCCAGTCGAGGGCCGTGGCGATCTCATCGATGGTCGCGCCGCCCTCGGCGCGGAGCATCTCGATCAGGGTTTCCTGCTTGGTGCCCTTCCGGCGCTGGATCGGGGCGGTCGGCGTTTCCACCGGCGGCGTCTCATCCTGCTCGTCCGTGATCCCGAGGGTGCTGTAGGCGAGCGGGGTGGCGCGCAGCGTGATCGGGCCGCGCTCCTCGTCGTGCCGCCAGACCGTGTTGAGGTCCGTGGCGGCGATTTCCTCGATCAGGCCCTGCTTGAGGAGGCTCTTGCAGACGTTGCCGACCGCGCCGCCCTTGAGGCTGGCGGTGACGGGAAACACCGCTCCGTCCTCGCGCGCGCAGGCAGTGGACAGGATGACGGCTTGGGCGTCGGAAAGCTGGATCTGTGTCATGGGGTCGTCTCCGTATTCGGGCCCGCGTCATGCGGCGCCTTCTACGACCCCGAGCCGCGCAGGGCGCGCGGCAGGAGTTCCGGCTGGGCCGGAGATCAGCGGGCGTGTTCGCCCTCGCCGAAGGCGCTGTCGGTGATGCGCTTGAGGAGGCTGGCGTAGTGTTCGAGGGTGCCGACCATGGCCCAGCCCACCTCGTCAGGGTGGCAGTTGAAATGATTGTCGCTGAGCGCCTGCAGGCGGGCGAGCATCTCGTCGATCTCGGCCTTCTTGCCGATGAAGGCGGCGAGTGCCGCTTCCTTGTTCCGGCGCGCCTTCTCGGCGCGGGCCTCAAAGCGCGGGGTGGTGATCGGGTTCAGGCGGGTGGTCATCGTGGTGGCTCCGGGTGAGTTACATCGTCCTTGTGATCGGACGTTCGCTCCACGCGTCCAGCTTATCAACTCGATAAGCGACTGACTTTGAATGATAATCGGGGCTGGCGATGCAGGGCATGAGCGAGCGCCAGTATGCCGCCCATGTCGGGCTGTCGCGGGGCGCGATCCAGAAGGCGAAGGCCGCCGGCCGGCTCGTCCTGCACGAGGACGGCAGCATCGACGCCGCGGCCTCCGACAAGCGGCGGGCGGACGCAACCGACCCGTCGAAGACCAGGAAGGCGCCGGCGCCCAAGATGAAACCCGTGCCCGAGGCGGCGGTCTCGGCGGTTGGCGACACGCTGCGGGAACAGGGCATGGCCGCGCCGGTCACCGGCGGTGGCACGACCTTCCTGCAGGCGAAGACGGCGCATGAGGTGCTGAAGGCGCAGGAGCGGCGCATCCGGCTCGCGAAGCTGAAGGGCGAGCTCGTCGACCGCGACCGCGCCACGGCGCTGGTCTTCCGGCTCGCGCGCGAGGAACGCGATGCGTGGGTCAACTGGCCGGCGCGGGTGGCTGCGCTGATGGCGGCGGAGTTGGGAACGGAGACGGCGGCCATGCAGAAGGTTCTGGAGGCCCATGTCCGCGCCCATCTCGAGGAACTCGCCCAGCCCCGGATCGCCCTCTGAGGATATCGCGACCTTTGACGGGGCGGAGGCGCTGCTCCGGGCCTGGGGCCACGGGCTCACGCCCGATCCCTGGCTGACCGTCTCGGAATGGTCGGACAGGCACCGCTGGCTGAGTTCGCGCGCGAGCGCCGAGCCCGGCCGCTATCGCACCGAGCGCACGCCCTACATGCGGGCGATCATGGATGCGCTCTCGCCCGGCCATCCTGCGCAGCGGGTCGTGTTCATGAAGGCCGCGCAGGTCGGCGCGACGGAGGCCGGCAACAACTGGATCGGCTTCGTGATTCACCATGCGCCCGGGCCGATGCTCGCGGTCCAGCCGACGGTGGAACTGGCCAAGCGCAACTCGCGCCAGCGGATCGACCCGCTGATCGAGGAGAGCCCGGCGCTGAAGGAGCGTGTCCGCCCGGCGCGGGCGCGCGACAGCGGCAACACGCAGCTGTCGAAGGATTTCCCCGGCGGCGTGCTGGTGATGACCGGCGCGAACTCGGCCGTGGGCCTGCGCTCGATGCCGGCGCGCTACGTCTTCCTCGACGAGGTCGACGCCTATCCGGCCTCGGCCGACGAGGAAGGCGACCCGGTCGGGCTCGCCGAGGCGCGCTCGCTGACCTTCGCGCACCGCCGGAAGGTGTTCCTGGTCTCGACGCCGACGATCCGCGGCGTCAGCCGGATCGAGCGGGAGTACGAGGCGAGCGACCAGCGCCGCTTCTTCGTGCCGTGCCCGCATTGCGGCGCGATGCAGTGGCTGCGGTTCGAGCGGCTGCGCTGGCAGAAGGGCAAACCGGAGACGGCGGCCTATCATTGCGATGCCTGCGAGACCGCGATCGAGGAACACCACAAGCCGGCGATGCTGGCGGCAGGCGAATGGCGCGCGACTGCCGAGGCTCGTGATGCGCGGACGGTGGGGTTTCATCTCTCGGCGCTCTATTCGCCGCCGGGGTGGAAGAGCTGGGCCGACATCGCGCGCGACAAGGAGGCGGCGACGGGGTCCGACGAGGCCGAGCGCGTGTTCCGCAACACCGTGCTCGGCGAGACCTGGATCGAGACCGGCGACGCGCCGGACTGGCAGCGGATCGCCGAACGGCGCGAGGACTGGCCGGCGGGCACAGTTCCCGCTGGTGGGTTGTTCCTGACCGCCGGCGCCGACGTGCAGAAGGATCGGATCGAGGTCGATGTCTGGGCCTGGGGTCGTGGGCTGGAAAGCTGGCTCGTCGATCATGTCGTGATCGAGGGCGGGCCGGCCCAGCCCGAGGCTTGGGAGGCGCTGACCGATCTGCTGGGCCGCAACTGGCGACATGCCGGCGGCGCGGAACTGGGCCTGGCAAAGCTGGCCATCGACACCGGCTATGAGACGGCCGCCGTTTACGCCTGGTCGCGCTCGGTTGGTTTCGCGCAGGTGGCGCCCGTGAAGGGGCTCGAGGGCTTCAACCGGGCCAGCCCGGTTTCGGGGCCGACTTTCGTGGACGCGACCGCCGGCGGGAAGCGCCTGCGCCGTGGGGCCCGGCTCTGGACCGTGGCCACCTCGACCTTCAAGGCCGAGACCTATCGCTTCCTGCGGCTGGCGCGGCCGACCGCGGAAGAGCTGGAGGAAGGTGCTGCGTTCCCGCCGGGCACGTTGCATCTGCCCGGCTGGGCCGACACCGAGTGGATCCGGCAGCTGACGGCCGAGCAGCTGGTGACGGTGCGCAATCGCCGCGGCTTCGCGAAGCTCGAATGGCAGAAGATCCGCGAGCGTAACGAGGCGCTGGACTGCCGGGTCTATGCTCGTGCCGCGGCCTGGATCGCGGGGGCGGACCGCTGGCCCGAGGCGACATGGGCCGATCTGGAAGCGCAGCTCGGCGTGCCGAGTGGAATGGACAGCCCGGCCGGTCGGATCGGGCGGCCCGATCAGTGCATGCAAGGCAAGCGCCGCTCCGATTGGCTCGGGCGGCGGGAAGGATGGTTTTGATGGTGAGGACCGGTCCGCGCAGCGGACGCGAGGCTCCAGTGGAGCGTCGCGAGGGACGAACGCACTGAGCGGGAGCGAAGGGCATGACCTGGACGGAAGCGGAACTGGCGGCGCTGCGGCGCGCTTATGCGAGCGGGACGACACGGGTGAGCTATGACGGCAAGACCGTGGACTACGGCTCGGCCGAGGACCTGCTCGGGCGCATCCGCACCATCGAACGACAGATCGCCGGCGCCACGGCGCGGCCCATCGCGGGCTTCGCCGGCTTCTCGCGCGGGGACCGCTGATGGTCTCCTGGCTCGACAGGGCCATCGCCTCGGTCGCCCCGCGCACGGCCACGCGGCGCGTGCTTGCGCGGCAGGCCTTCGAGGGGCTCGCCCGCTCCTACGAGGGTGCGGCCCGCGGCCGGCGCACCGACGGCTGGCACGCGCCGGGATCCTCGGCGGATGCCGAGATCGGCCGGGCCGGAGCGCTTCTGCGGGACCGGATGCGGGATCTGGTGCGCAACAACCCGCACGCCGCCAAGGCGGTGTCGGTGCTGGTCAACAACATCGTCGGCGCGGGGATCATGCCGCGCGCCGCGAGCGGAGACGACAAGCTGGACGGGAAGGCCGACGCCCTGTTCACCCGCTGGACAGCGGACTGCGACGCGGACGGCCAGCTCGACTTCTACGGGCTGCAGACGCTCGCCTGCCGCGAGATGGTCGAGGCCGGCGAGGTGCTGGTGCGCCGCCGCCCGCGGCGCCCGGGGGACGGCGTCATGCCACCCGTGCAGCTGCAACTGCTCGAGGCCGACTTCCTCGACGCCACCTGCAACGGCGCGCTCGGGTCTGGACAGGCGGTGCAAGGGATCGAGTTCGACGCACTCGGCCGGCGCCGGGCCTACTGGCTCTTCGGCGCCCATCCAGGCGATGCCACGCTCAGCCTGACGGGCGGGCTTACCAGCCGCGCGGTGCCGGCCAGCGAGATCGCCCATGTCTACGAGAAGCAGCGCACGCAGGCGCGCGGCGTGCCCTGGGGCGCGCCGGTGATCCGGGCCCTGCGCGACCTTGACGACTACGAGGTGGCGGAGATCGTGCGCAAGAAGACCGAAGCCTGCGTCACGGCCATCGTCTTCGGCGACGAGGAGGCGCAGCAGGGCATCGCGCCCGCGGTGGTCGATGCCGACGGCAATCGGGTCGAGCAGTTTGAGCCCGGCCTCATCGCCTATGCACGCGGCGGAAAGGACATCCGCTTCAACCAGCCGGCTGCCACCGGCGGCTATGGCGAATACAAGCGGGCCAGCCTGCACACCATCGCCGCCGGGTTCCGCGTGCCCTACGAGCTGCTGACCGGGGATCTCAGCCAGGTGAACTATTCCTCGATCCGGGCGGGCCTCGTGGAGTTCCGCCGGATGATCGACGCGGTGCAGTGGCAGCTCTTCATCCCGATGTTCTGTGCGCCGGTCTGGCGCTGGTTCACCGAGGCCGCATGGGCGGCGGGGCGCATTCCCACGCCCGAGGTGCCGGTCGAGTGGTCGCCGCCGAAGTTCGAGGCGGTCGATCCGCAGAAGGACGCGATGGCCGACCTGCTCGCCATCCGTTCTGGCACCAAGACGCTTGCCGAGGCCATCGCCCGGCAGGGCCGCAACCCCGACGCGGTGCTGGCCGAGATCGCGGCCACGAACGCCAAGCTCGACGAGCTGGGTCTCGTGCTCGACAGCGACCCGCGCCGCGTCACCAAGACTGGCAGCGCGCAGTCGAATGTGCCGGCCGACCCCGCGACCGATCCGGACGATCCGGAAACTGACGCGGCCTGACGAGGATTCATTCATGGAGCAGACGATCGAACTGCCGGCGTTCCGCCGGTCGGCGGAGCTGCGGCCTGCCAGCATCGACCCGGAGACCCGCAGCGTCGAGGTGATCTGGTCGACCGGCGCCCGCGTGCGGCGCGCCGCGCTCTTCGGCGAGCCGCATGACGAGGAACTCAGCATGGCGCCCGAGCATGTGCGGCTCGAGCGGCTGAACGCGGGCGCGCCATTCCTGAAGGTGCACGAGGCGCACGATCTCGACGCGGTGATCGGCTCGGTCGTCCCAGGCTCGGCCCGGATCGAGAACGGACAAGGCATCGCCCGCATCCGCCTCTCGGAGCGCGACGCCGTCGGCGACATCTGGCGCGACATCGAGGCCGGGCACATCCGCGCGGTCTCCATCGGCTACCAGGTCCACCGCTTCGAGATCTCGAAGCCTGACGGCCAGCGCGAACTCTGGCGGGCGGTGGACTGGACGCCCTTCGAGATCTCCGCCGTGCCGGTCGGCGCCGATCCCGCCGCCGGCTTCCGTGCGCACCGCGAACACCAGACATGCGTCCTCCACCGCCGGGACGCCCCCACCAGCGAAGGAGCATCCCCGATGACCGACAGGACCGCGACCACGGCCGAGACGGCCGAACAGACGAGTGACACCGCAGTGCCCGAGGAGACGAGCATGACCGACGACAAGACCGGCGCTGCCGACACGCAGACCCGCGCCGCCGACACCAGGCCCAAGGCGACGAAGCCCGCGGCCGACCCGGCGCCGGCGGACCGCAGCCGCAGCGCTGACACCGACGCTCTGGTCAGCGAGGCCCGCGCGCAGGAGCGCGAGCGCGTCTCCACGATCCATGGCCTCGCCGACAAGCTCCAGCTCGAGCGCGGCTTTGCCGACGACCTGATCAAGCGCGGCGTCTCCATCGACGAAGCGCGCCGGCTGATCCTCGACCAGGTTGCGGCCAAGGCCGACGAGACGCGGACCTTTCCCCATGTCTCGATCCCGCTCGGCGGGCGCGACGCCACGGTCACGCGGCGCGAGGCGATCTCGAACGCGCTGCTGCACCGCTACAGCCCGACGCTGTTCCCGCTGGAGGACGCGGCTCGCGAGTATCGCGGCATGACACTGATGGAACTCGCCCGCGAAAGCCTCGAGACGGCGGGCGTCAGCACCCGCGGCCTCTCCCGCGACGAGGTGGCGACGCGGGCGCTGCATTCGACCTCGGACTTCCCCGAGATCCTCGCAGCCGTCACCAACAAGACGCTGCGCCAGGCCTACGAGGCCTATCCGCGGACCTTCCCGCTCTTCTGCCGGCAGGTGCTGGCCACCGACTTCAAGGCGATGCACCGCGTCCAGCTGGGCGAAGCGCCGCAGCTCCTCAAGGTCGGCGAGAGCGGCGAGTTCAAGCGCGGCACGCTCGGCGAGAGCAAGGAGAGCTACCGCATCGAGACCTACGGCCGCGTCGTCGCGATCACCCGGCAGGTGCTGATCAACGACGACCTCGACGCCTTCACCCGGATCCCGGCGATGTACGGCAACTCCATCGCCCAGCTGGAGTCGGACGTGGTCTGGGACATCGTGACGTCGAACCCTGCCATGGCGGATGGCACGGCGCTGTTCCATTCGACCCACAAGAACCTCGCCGGCAGCGGCACGGCGCTCGGGGTCGACAGCGTGGGCGCGGCGCGCGCGGCAATGCGCAAGCAGACCGGGCTCGACAAGAAGACGGTGCTGAACATCCGGCCCGCCTTCCTGATCGTCCCGGCGGCGCTGGAACTGAAGGCCGAGCAGCTGGTGGCCCAGAACCTCGTGCCCGCCCAGAGCGGCAACGTGGTGCCGCAATCGATCCGCACGCTCACGCCGATTGCCGAGCCGCGGCTGGATGCGGCGAGCGACAAGGCCTGGTACCTGGCGGCCTCGCCGAACCAGATCGACACCATCGAATACGCCTATCTCGAGGGCCAGCAGGGCGCCTATATCGAGACCCGCAACGGTTTCGACGTCGACGGCGTCGAGATCAAGTGCCGCCTCGACTTCGGCGCCAAGGCCATCGACTGGCGCGGCCTCTACAAAAATCCTGGGGCGTAACCTGCACCCAATGCTGAACCCTGACACGCGGGCGGTCCAGACGGGCCGCCCTTCGTCTTTCCAAAGGAACCCCGTCATGAAAACCTACGTCCAGCCCGGCAACACCATCACCCTGACCGCGCCCTATGCCGTCGCCTCCGGCGATGGCCTGCTCGTCGGCTCCATCTTCGGCATCGCCGCCGGGGACGCCGCCCTCGGCGATCCCATCGAGACCGCGCTCGTCGGCGTCTTCGACATCACCAAGGTCGGCAGCCAGGCATGGGCCGTCGGCGACAAGGTCTACTGGGACGACACCAACAAGCGCTGCACCACGGTTGCCACCGACAACACGCTCATCGGTGTGGCGGTCGAGGCGGTCGCCGGCGGGGCAGGCGACACAATCGGCCGGGTGCGGCTGAACGGCGCGTTCTGATGACCGCCTTCGCTGCCGCTCTCGACGCGCTCTTCGCCGACGCGCATCTTGCGCGCGACGTGGTCTACACCGCCGAGGGCGGGGCGCCGTCGCTCGTGCGCGCAATCCTGCGCCGGCCGGACGATGTCACCGGCTTCGGCGACGGGCGGATCTGGTCGGAAACCACCCGACTGGATTTGCGCGTGTCCGAGGTCGCAAACCCGCGCCCCGGCGATCGCATCGAGATCGACGGCGAGGCCTTCCTCATCCAGGGCGAGCCTGTCCGTGACCGCGAGCGGCTGGTCTGGACCGTGGACCTGCGCCCCGCCTGATCGCGATGAAGCTGAAGCTCGACATCACCCCCGATCTCGTCGCCGCCATGGCCGCCGAGGTGAAGGCCGGCGAAAAGGCCGTGACTGCCGCCATGCGCGAGGCCGGCACCGGGCTCAAGACCGCCTGGCGGGGTCAGATCACCGGCGCAGGGCTCGGACGGCGGCTGGCGAACTCGATCCGCAGCCAGACCTACCCGAAGGCCGGCGAGAGCCTGAACGCCGCGGCTCTGGTCTGGTCGAAGGCCCCGGTCATCGTCGGCGCCCACGACACCGGCCCGCTGATCCGCTCGAAGGACGGGTTCTGGCTGGCGATCCCGACCGAAGCCGCCGGGCGGGGCATGCGCGGCGGCAGGATCACCCCGGGCGAATGGGAGCGGCGCCGTGGGTTGCGCCTCCGCTTCGTCTACCGACGCCGCGGCCCGAGCCTGCTTGTCGCGGAGGGACGACTGAACAGTCGGGGTCTCGGGGTTGCTTCGCGCTCCAAGACGGGCCGTGGGCGCACAACGGTGCCGATCTTCATGCTGGTGCCGCAGGTCAAGTTGCCGAAGCGGCTGGACCTCGCGCGGGATGCAGACCGGGCGTTGGAAAGCGTGCCGGGGTTGATCGTGGCCAACTGGATAGCGGGGCGTCTTCGATGAGATCCTGAAAGCAAACGTGCTGGCGCCGGCAGCCGGACAAGGTCAGACTGGGCGCCGAACCATGCCGAGCTATGCAATGCCATCAACCGACCGACTGAAACAGGACAACGCCCATCTGTTACGGACGCAACGGCACTTCCGGCGTGCGGCGGACGCGATCACGAATGCCTGGTGCAGCTTCCCGCAGGTTGTCGCGATCGCGGTCATCGGATCGGTTGCCAAGCCCCTGTGGAAGGAGGTGCCGCGTTTCGCCCCGTATCGTCGCCGTGGCATTCCACTCTGGCACGAGTGCAAGGATCTCGACCTCGCTCTGTGGCTCGACGACCTGACCGTCCTCGGCGAGTTGAGGCGCGCGAAGGCGGCGGCGCTGAGGGCCGAGCACGAACGTCAACAGGATTTCGGCGTGGCAGACCATCAGGTCGACGTGTTTCTGTTCGAGCCGGGCAGCGACGCCTATCTCGGCAGGCTCTGTAACTTCAATCGTTGCCCGAAGTCCCGGCCGGAATGCGCCGTACCGGGCTGCGGTGCAACGCCGTTCCTGCGTCAGTTCCCCGAGTTCGAGGTGGATGGCGACATCCTCGCGGGCGTGGAGGGAAGCATGCTCTATACGCGAGCTGACGGCATCCGATGCTCCGCCACGGATTTTCCCGAGGCTGTCGAAAGCGATTGATCCTGCGCTCGCTCTGGTTTCCGGTCGCCTATCTGCGGAACTGGCGCTGAGCGCTCTGCCTCGAGAAATATGCCATGCCAACCCCTCGCGAAACCATCCTCACCGCGCTGCATGCGCGGCTCTCGGCGCTGCCCGCCACTGCGCTCCGCGGCGAGGTGCTGCCCGAGCGCGTTCCGGCCGAGGGGCTGCTGATCCTGCGCGATGGGGTTCCGGGGGAGCCGGAGGTGACGCTGTCGCCGCTCGCCTACCACTACCAGCACCGCGCCGAGATCGAGGCGGTCGTGCAGGGTGCCGACCGTGACGCCGCCTTCGACACGTTGACCGCCAGCATCGGCGCGGCGCTCGCCACCGATCGCACTCTTGGCGGGCTCTGCGACTGGGTGGAGGCGGAAGCGCCGAGGCCAGTCGATTTGCCCATCGAGGGCGCGGCGAGCCTGAAAGCCGCCGTGATCCCGGTGGTCCTGCATTATTCCACGGCCGATCCGCTGGCCTGACCCCGACAACCCCAGGAGAACACCATGGCACGAGCCCAGGGGGCGCGGGCGCAGATGGCGCTTGCGTTCGAGACGACCTATGGAACGCCGCCCGTGAGCGGCTTCACCCGCATGCCCTTCGCCAGCACCTCGCTCGGCGCGGAGCAGCCGCTGCTCAACTCGGAGCTTCTCGGCTATGGCCGCGATCCGCTGGCCCCGGTGAGGGACGCGGTGACCGCCGATGGCGACGTCGTCGTGCCGCTCGACGCCGGGGCCTTCGGATTCTGGCTGAAAGCCGCGTTCGGGCCACCTGCAACGACAGGCACGGCTCCGGGGCCGTTCACGCACGAGTTCCAGTCGGGGTCGTGGACGCTGCCCAGCATGTCGATCGAAACCGGCATGCCGGAGGTGCCGCGCTATGCGATGTATTCCGGCTGCGTGCTCGACCAGATCACCTGGCAGATGCAGCGCTCCGGCCTGCTGACGGCAACTGCGCGACTGGTCGCGCAGGGCGAGACGGTGGGCACGACCACCAGCGCCGGGACACCCGCCGCGCTGGAACTGAAGCGCTTCGGCCATTTCAACGGGTCGATCACGCGGAATGGCTCCGCCCTCGGCAACGTGGTCTCGGCCGAGATCACCTATGCCAACAACCTCGACCGGATCGAGACGATCCGGAGTGATGGCAGGATCGACGGTGCGGACCCCTCCATCGCCGCGCTGACCGGCCGGATCGAGGTCCGCTTCGCCGACCAGACGCTGGTCACGCAGGCCATCAACGGCGAGGCCTGCGAGATGGAGTTCGCCTACGTGCTGCCCTCGGGCGAGAGCTTCACCTTCACCGTGCACGCCGTCTACCTGCCGCGCCCGCGCATCGAGATTTCCGGGCCGCAGGGCGTGCAGGCCACCTTCGACTGGCAGGCCGCGCGCGACAGCGTGGTCGGCCGGATGTGCACCGCCACCCTCGTGAACGATGTGGAGACTTATTGATGCTGACGCTCGATCTGACGAACGCGCCGCGCTGGCACGAGCTTTCGCCCGGCGTGAGGGTGCAGATGCGCCCGCTGACCACCGCGCTGATGGTGGCGACGCGCAGCGATCCGGCCGTGGAAGCCGTGCCCGAGGACGCCTCCGACGAGGAACGCGCCGTTGCCTTCGCCAAGGCGCTGGCGCGCCGGGCGGTGCTCGCCTGGGACGGCATCGGCGACGCGGACGGCAAACCTATCGAGCCAAGCCCCGAGGCCATCGACGCGCTTCTCGATGTCTGGCCGATCTTCGAGGCGTTCCAGCTGACCTATGTCTCGAAGGGCCTGCTGCTGGAACAGGAAAAAAACGCCTCCGCGCCCTCGCCGAATGGTCCTTCGGCGGGGGCGACCGATACTGCGAAGCCTGCGCGAAAGCCTGCCCGGACTGCCCGGCGCGGCTGAACCGTCCGGAAACACCGGAGGGTTGGCAGGTCTGGGACCTGGTCGGCCGTCTCGGCGGCCAACTGCGCGTCCTGCCCGGTGCGGTGATCGGCTGGGACATGTCGGCGGCACTAGCGCTCGGTGACGCCCTCGGCGTGCCGCCGCTCGCCATGGCCGAACTGCTGCCCGTCATCGAAGCGGTGATGGTCGCCAAACTCAACGAACAGATGGATCACTCTCATGGCGGAAAAACGGGTTAGCGTCCGCCTCGCGGCCGTGGGCGGACGGCAGGTGCGCGCCGAGTTGGAAGGCGTGGGCGAGGCCGGGTCGCGCGGCTTCGGACGGCTCAGCCGCGAGATGGAGGCGGCTAATGCCCGGCTCGCGGCCTTCTCGCGCCGGGTTCGCGTGGCCGCCGCGGCCGCCGTCGCCGCTGCCACCGCCGCCGGGGTGGCCATGGTGCGCTCCGGACTCCAGACCGTCGATGCGCAGGCGAAGCTCGCGCAGTCGCTCGGCACTACGGTCGCCTCGATCCAGACGCTCGAGCGCGCGGGCGAACTGGCGGGTGTTTCCATGTCCGGGATCGAACAGGCCACCAAGGATCTGACCCGCCGTCTCAGCCAGGCGGCCGCCGGGACCGGACCGGCCGCCGACGCGCTCGACCGGCTGGGGCTTTCCGCCACCGACCTGATCGCCCTGCCGCTGGACCAGCGCGTCGGCGCGATCAACGCCGCCATCGAGAGCTTCGTGCCTGCCGCCGAACGCGCGGCTGTCGCAGGCCAGCTTTTCGGCGAGGAAGGCTCCATCGCCATGTCGCGGATCGACACCGCGACGCTGCGCCAGGCGACGGAGGACGTTCTTGCCTTCGGCGTCGTCGTGTCGGAGCAGGACGCCGACCAGATCGAGCGGACCAACGACGCGATCTCGCGCCTCGGCCTCATCTGGCGCGGTCTCTCGAACCAGCTGGCCGTCGCTGCGGCACCCGCACTGGAAGCGGTCGCAGATGCGATGGCGTCTGTTGCAAGCCGCACCGGGCCGCTGGGCATCGCGATCCGCGGGCTCTTCGACAACATCGGCCGCCTGACCACCTATGCCGCGACCTTTGCAGCTTTCCTCGCCGGTCGCTGGGTCGCCGGGCTGGCAGCTGCCGCGTTCTCGGTCCGTGGGTTCGCAACCGCGCTCGTCGTGCTGCGCGGGGCGCTGATCCGGACCGGCATCGGGGCGCTGATCGTGGGCGCGGGCGAACTCGTCTACCAGTTCACCCGTCTCGTCTCCGGCGCAGGCGGTTTCGGCGAGGCGATGTCGCTCCTGAAGGACCTCGCGGTCGAGGTCTGGGAGCGGATCCGCATGGGCGCGGCGGCGGCGGGCGCTGCGGCCACGGCGATGTTCTTCGACCTGAAGGCCGACGCCGCCTCGGGCATGCAGAGCGCCATCGAGAGCATGGTGGGTTTCGGCAACACGGCCGCGAACACGTTCGAGGGCGCCTATGAGGCGATCAAGGCGATCTGGGGCCTGCTGCCCGCCGCCATCGGCGATCTGGCGTTCCAGGCGGCCAACAGCCTGGTCGACGGCGTCGAGGCGATGCTGAACGGCGTGGTCTCGCGCATCAACGGCTTCATCGGCGGCATCAATCAAGGGCTCGAAGCGCTCGGGTCGGAGCGCCGCATCTCGCTGGTGCCCGACCTCGACCTCGGCGAGATCGAGAACCGCTTCGAGGGCGCGGCCAATGCCGCCACGACAGCTGCGCAGGCGGCGTTCGACCGGGCCTTCGAGGACAACCCGCTCACTGCGCCCGATCTCGGTCTGACCGAGGCGGCGAGCAGGGCGCTCGAGTCCGCGAACCTTTATCGCGGCGCGGCGCGCGATCTGGCCGAAGGGGCCCGCGCGCCCCTCGAAAGCTGGCAGGCCCTGCGCGATGCCGTGCGCAGCACCGACGGGGCGAGCGCGGATGCGCTGACCGAGGCCACCGGTGCGGCCGAGCGGCTGGAAACGGCGCTCGGCGATGCCAGACGTGCCGCCGCGGGAGCCGGTGCGGCTGCAGGGGCTGCAGCTGCGGCAGCGGAGCCCGCGACTGAGGCTGCCGTCACCGGCTGGCAGGCGGTCACGTCTGCGCTCTCCGACTATGCCAGCAAGGCCCGCGACATCGGCGGCGATATCGGCCAGAGCCTCGTCGGCGCCTTCCAGTCGGCGGAGAACGCGGTGGGCCAGTTCGTGAAGACAGGCAAGCTGAACTTCCGCGACCTCGTCACCTCGCTGCTGGCTGATCTCGCCCAGCTGGCGGCGCGGCGCTTCATCCTCGGGCCGATCGCCAATGCGCTCTCCGGCGTGTTCTCCGGCGCGGGCGGTATTTTTGCCAACGTCCTGCATGCGGGCGGGATGGTCGGCTCTGCCGGGCCCTCGCGCATGGTTCCGGCCATGGCCTTCGCCGCCGCGCCAAGGATGCATTCCGGCGGCTGGGCCGGGCTGCGTCCTGACGAGGTGCCGGCCATCCTGCAACGCGGTGAGCGCGTGCTCTCGCGCCGCGAGGCGCAGGCTTATGGCGCGGGCGGGGGCGTCACGATCAACATCAATTCCCGCGATGCCGAAAGCTTCCGCCGGTCGCGCACGCAGATCGCGGCCGACATTGCCCGCGCGGTCTCGCTCGGGCGGAGGGGCCTATGAGTGCGACCCCGCAAGTGGGAACCGGTTGCGGGGGCCAGAGCACGATCCATGGAGAAACTTGATGGCGTTTCACGAGGTCCGGTTTCCCGACAACATCAGCCGGGGTGCGCGCGGCGGGCCGGAGCGGCGCACGCAGATCGTCGAGCTCGCCTCCGGCGACGAGGAGAGGAATGCCAGCTGGGCCAACTCGCGACGGCGCTACGATGTGGCCTATGGCATTCGCCGCGCCGACGAACTCGCCGCCGTCATCGCCTTCTTCGAGGCGCGCAACGGGCGGCTCTACGGCTTCCGCTTCAAGGATTGGGCCGATTACAAGTCCTGCCTGCCGTCGGGCACGCCTGCACCGACCGACCAGGCGATCGGCACCGGCGATGGGGTGACAACGGCGTTTCAGCTGGTCAAGCGCTATGCCTCGGGCAGCCAGACATGGGTGCGGACGATCACCAAGCCGGTCGCCGGCACGGTGCGTGTCGCGCTTGACGGCGCGGAGCAACTGGATGGGTGGTCCATCGACACGACCACCGGCGTCGTGACCTTCGACACGGCTCCCGCCACGGGCGTCGCCGTCACCGCGGGCTTCGAGTTCGACGTGGCCGTCCGCTTCGACACCGACGCGCTCGACGTGACGCTCGATCTCGAGCGGCTCGGCTCGATCACCTCCATCCCGCTCCTGGAGATCCGGCGATGAACGACACTGGCAGCTTCCTCGATGCCGTGCTGCGCGAGCTTGCCACCTCGACGGCCGTGATCCTCGCGGCCTGGGGCGCGCTTGGCGGGGCGACGAACGCGCTGACCACGAAGATGCGCCTGCGCGATGCGCTGCGTCACATCCTTTTGGGCGGGCTGATCGCGGCCGGGATGGGCAGCCTCTCGATGGCTGTCATCACCTCGTGGCTCGGCCTGCCGCCGCAAGCGATCCCGGCGGGCGGTGCCGCGGGGTCGGCCGCCTACCTGGTCGGCGTCTTCGGCCCGGCGGTGATCGAGCTGGTGCTCGCCCGTCTGCGCGATGCGCGGGAGGGCGGCGATGACTGAGCTCGTCCGTGTTCTGCGTGGCCTTCGCCGGCTGACCGACGACCCGCGCGACGCCTTCACCCACCGCCTGCGCATCGGCCTCGCCGTCGCGGCGCTGATCCTCGTCCTCTCTCTTCTCCGGTAATCCCATGCACATGACCGACCGGGGCCTGCTGGCCCTCGTCCGGCACGAAGGACTCGTGCCCGGGCCCTATCTCGATGTGAAACAGGTCTGGACCTTCGGCATCGGCCACACGGCCGCGGCCGGGCCGCCCGATCCCGCCACCATGCCGCGCGGCATGCCCGCCGATCTCGACGCCGGGATCCGGGAGGCGTTCCGGGTCTTCCGGGCCGACCTCGCGCGTTACGAGGCCGCCGTCCTGCGCGCCGTGAAGGTGCCGCTTGCACCGCACGAGTTCGATGCGCTGGTCAGCTTTCACTACAACACCGGCGGCATCGCCAAGGCTGCGCTGACCCGGCACCTCAACGCCGGCAATCGCGATGCAGCCGCCGACGCGTTTCTGAACTGGCGGCGACCGGCCTCGATCATTCCGCGCCGGGAGGCCGAGCGCGACCTGTTCCGCCATGGCCGCTATCCCGGCGGAACCATCCCGGTCTGGTCCGTGGATCGCATGGGCCGGGTGGAGTTCTCGCGGCCGATCCGTCGCCTGACCGAGGATGAGGCTCTGGCCTTGGCTCGCGGGCCGTCGCCGTCGCCGCCGGTCCTCGAGCCTGCACCAAATGCGCCGACCGGCTGGCTCGCCCGGCTGGCCGCCGTCTTCTCCACCCTGATCCGGAGGGCCTGATCCCCATGCGCTACGTTCGACCCAACTCCATGACGTGGTGGGCGGGCCTGCTCGCCATGCTCACCGGCATCGCCTCCCTCGCGCTGCCCGCCACCGGGCCGCTCGGGGAAGTGTCCCGGCTCGTCGCGCTGCTCGCCGGCTCGGGCGATGCCTCGCCGGCCGGGCTGATGTTCCTCGGTCTCGGCCTCATTGGCCTGCGCGACCGGATCGAGCGCGGGTTCCGCGGCGATGCTTGAGTTCCTCGCAGGTCTGGTCGTGGGCGGCTGCCTCGGCGTCTTCGTCGCAGCCCTCTGCGTCGCCGCCGCGCGCGGGGAGCGGGATGATGGCTGATCTCCTGATCTGGCTGGTCGCAGCTCTGGGCGCGGTCGGCGGCGTCGTCCTCGGACGGGTCTGGGGGCGTGCGGAAGGTGAACGCATGGGCAAACGGGAGGCGGAACGCGATGCGATGGAAGACAAGAACAAGCGTATCGAGCGCGGGCGGGATGCGGTTCGCGATGGCCGCGGTGCCGGGAATCCTGCTGACCGGCTGCGCCGCAACGATGGGCGCTGGTGACGCCGGCTGCGCCTCCTATGCCGAGGCGCGGCTCGCCCGGCCGCCCGCCGAGACTGTCGCAGCCGTGCCGCCGCACTGGGCGGACTGGATCGCCGATCTTGACGACCGCATGACGGGAACCTGCCGATGAAGACCCTCGCTCCCGCCCTGCAGGCCCATCTCGACGAGGGCACGACCACGCTCGCCTGGTGCTGGCGGATCAGTCGCGCCGACGGCGTCACCCTCGGCTTCACCGACCACGACAGGACGCTGAGCTTCGACGGCACGGAGTTCGAGCCCGAGAGCGGGCTCACGGCGTCCGAGGTCCGTTCCGGCTCGGACCTCTCGGTCGATGCTCAGGATGCCGAGGGCGTGCTGACCTCCGACCGGATTACCGAGACCGACATCCTCGATGGCCGCTGGGACAACGCGGAGGTGGAGGTCTGGCGCGTGAACTGGGCGGACACCAGCCATCGCGTGCTGATGCGGCGCGGCGCCATCGGACAGATCCGGCGCGGGCGGCTTGCCTTCGTCGCCGAGGTCCGCTCGCTCGCTCATATCCTCGGCCAGACGGTCGGGCGGACGTTTCAGGCGACCTGCGACGCCGCGCTTGGGGATGCGCGCTGCGGCGTCGATCTCGAGGACCCGGCCTTCAAGGGCACGGGCGCCGTCATCGATCTCCTGCGCGACCGGGCCTTCACCGCCTCCGGGCTTGGCGGGTTCGCCTCCGGCTGGTTCACCTTCGGGACGGTCGAATGGACCAGCGGCGCGAATGCGGGGCGCAAAGCCGAGGTGTTGGGCCATGACGTCACGGACGGCATCGCCGTGCTGACCCTGCTCGAAGCGCCGGTGCGGTCTATCGCCGAAAGCGACGCCTTCATCATCCGCGCGGGCTGCGACAAGCGCATGGAGACCTGCGGGGCGAAGTTCGCCAACACGGCCAACTTCCGCGGCTTCCCGCACATCCCGGGCCAGGACACGATCCTGCGCTACGCCACCAAGGATGGCGGGCATGATGGGGGCGTGCTGTGACGCCGGCCGATAATGGCAGGGTGATCGTGGCGGCGCGCGCGTGGCTGGGAACGCCCTACCACGATCAGGCGAGCCTCAAGGGGGTGGGCTGCGATTGCCTCGGGCTCGCCCGCGGCGTCTGGCGCGAGGTCGTCGGCCCCGAGCCGTTCCCGATCCCGGCCTACAGTCGCGACTGGGGCGAGACCGGCCCGCGCGAGGTGCTGGCCGAGGGCGCACGCCGGATGATGATCGAGGTGCCGCCTGCCAAGGCCGGGCCCGGCGCGCTCGTCCTCTTCCGGATGAAGCCGCGCGCCATCGCAAAGCATGTCGGGATCCTGACCGGCCCCGACAGCTTCCTCCACGCCTATGAGCGGCTCGGCGTGATCGAGGAACCGCTCACCCAAGCCTGGCGGCGGCGCATCGCCTTCGCCTTCCTGTTCCCGCAACGCTGAGACCCCGACATGGCCACCCTCATTCTCGGCGCTGCCGGTGCCGCCATCGGCGGTTCGATTGGCGGTGCGATCCTCGGCGTCAGCGCCGCGACCATCGGCGGCTTCATCGGCTCCACCATCGGCTCTGTCGTCGACAGCTGGATCATCTCGTCGCTGGCGCCGACGCAGCGCATCGAGGGCGCGCGGCTCGACACGCTGCGCATCACGTCGGCCACCGAGGGCGCGGTCATCCCGCGGCTCTATGGGCGCATGCGGATGGGCGGCAACATCATCTGGGCGACCGATTTCCGCGAGGAGACGATGACCACCACGCAGGGCGGCGGCAAGGGTGGCGGGGGCGGCAAGGTCAAGACCACCGAGTATCTCTACTACGCCAGTTTCGCCGTGGCCTTGTGCGAGGGCCCGATCACCGGCATCGGCCGCATCTGGGCCGACGGCAAGCCGATGGACCTCTCCGGGGTCACCTGGCGCTGGTATCCCGGCGACGAGGCGCAGACGGCGGACCCGTTCATCGCGGCCAGGATGGGCGCGGCCAGCACGCCCGCATATCGCGGCACCGCCTATGTGGTCTTCGAGGAACTGGCGCTCTCGACCTATGGCAACCGCCTGCCGCAGCTGTCCTTCGAGGTGTTCCGGCCGCTGGCTGACCCCGACACCGCCGAGGGGCTGACCCGCGCTGTCACCATGATCCCGGCCTCGGGCGAGTTCACCTATGCGACGCAGGCGATCCGCAAGACCGATGGCGGCGCGACGGTGCCCGAGAACCTGAATGCGCTGGCCGACTCCACCGACATGGTCGAGGCGCTGGACCGGCTGCAGGCGATGGCCCCGGCTGTGACAAGCGTCAGCCTCGTCGTGGCCTGGTTCGGCGACGATCTGCGTGCGGGATCCTGCAAGGTGCGGCCCGGCGTCGAGGTGTCCGCCAAGTCGACCACGCCCACCAGCTGGTCGGTCAATGGCGTCAGCCGCGCCAATGCCTTCCTCGTCAGCCGCGACGACGAGGACCGCCCGGTCTATGGTGGGACGCCGTCCGACTTCGCGGTGGTGCAGGCGATCCAGGAGATGAAGGCGCGCGGGCTTCGCGTGACTTTCTATCCGTTCATCCTGATGGACGTGCCGCCCGGCAACGCGCTGCCGAACCCGTATTCCGACAATGCTGCCGAGACCGGCCAGCCCGCATTCCCCTGGCGGGGGCGGATCACCTGTTCCCCCGCAGCGGGTTATGTGGGATCGGTCGACAAGACCGCCGCCGGCGCGGCACAGGTTTCGGCGCTTTTCGGTACGGCGACGCCAGCGAATTTCAGCGTCTCGGGCCAATCGGTCGTCTGGACCGGCCCATCGGGCGATTGGGGCCTGCGGCGGATGGTGCTGCACTATGCCCATCTCTGCGCCGCCGCAGGCGGTGTGGACGCCTTCCTGATCGGCTCGGAAATGCCGGGGCTCACCACCATCCGCTCGGGCGTATCCACCTATCCGGCCGTGCAGGCCTATCGGGATCTGGCAGCTGATGTCCGGTCCATTCTGGGCACTGGAACGAAGATTGGCTACGCTGCCGACTGGTCGGAATATTTCGGGCACCAGCCGAGCGATGGCAGCGGCGACGTGTTCTTTCACCTCGATCCGCTCTGGGCCGATCCGGAGATCGATTTTGTCGGGATCGACAACTACATGCCGCTGTCGGACTGGCGGGACGGGTTCGACCATCTCGACGCCGCCGATAGCTGGCCCGCGATCTACGATCGGGCGTATCTGCAGGCGAACATCGCGGGTGGCGAAGGCTTCGACTGGTTCTACGCCAGCGCCGCCGATCGGTCGGCTCAGGTGCGAACGCCGATCACCGATGGTGCAGCGGGAAAGCCGTGGGTCTTCCGCTACAAGGATCTGCGCGCCTGGTGGTCGAACCAGCATTACGACCGCCCGGGCGGGGTGGAGAGCGCGACGCCGACGGCATGGGTCCCGCAGTCGAAGCCGATCCGGTTCACCGAACTCGGCTGCCCCGCCATCGACCGGGGCACCAACCAGCCGAACGTGTTCTTCGATCCGAAGTCCTCCGAAAGCTTCACGCCGTATTTCTCGCGGGGCTGGCGGGACGACGCCATCCAGCGCGCCTATCTCGAGGCGACCTACCTGTTCTGGGGCGATGCGGCGAACAACCCGGTTTCGTCGGTCTACGGCGGTCGGATGGTGCACGTCCCTGAATGCGCCGCCTGGACCTGGGACGCGCGGCCGTATCCGTTTTTCCCCGAACTGACCGATGTCTGGACCGATGGCCCCAACTGGCGCCTCGGCCATTGGCTGACCGGCCGCCTCGGGTCGGTGTCGCTGGTCGCGCTAGTCCGGCACCTCTGCCTGCGCGCCGGGTTGCCCGAGGGTCGCATCGACGTCACGGGCCTCTGGGGAGCGGTCGAGGGCTACGCCATCACGGCGCTGGAAAGCCCGCGCGCCTCGATCACCACGCTGTCGCGGCATTTCGGCTTCGACGCGGTCGAGACCGAGGGGGTGATCCGTTTCGTCATGCGCGGCCGGGCCTCCGTCGCGACCCTCGCGCCCGACGATCTCGTGGCCGCTCGCGAAGGCGACGTGCTGGAGCTGACGCGCGGCCAGGAAACCGAACTGCCGCAGGCGCTGAAGTGGCAGATCGCGCGGGCCGATGAGGATTACGACGCGGCCCTCGTCGAGGCCCGGCGCATCACGGTGGACACGACGCGCATCGCGTCCGAGTCCTTCCCGATGGCCGTGCCGCCCGAGGAGGCCGAACGCCGCTGCCGCCGCGCCCTGATGGAGGCGTGGGTGGGGCGCGAGACCGCGGCGTTTCGTCTGCCGCCCTCGCGCCTCGCGCTTGACCCGGCCGATGCGATCCGGCTCGCGCATGACGGGAGGCTGATCGATCTGCGGCTCGTCTCCATCGCCGACGCCGAGGCGCGTGGCGTCGAAGCGGTGCGCCAGGACCGGGCGACCTACGATCTGCCGCCCGGCGATCCCCGCGCGGCGTCGCTGACGCGCGCCGTGGTGTTCGGCGCGCCGGATGCGGTGCTGATGGACCTGCCGCAGCTGACTGAGGACCAGCCCGCGCATCGACCGCTGGTCGCCGCGCACGCGGTTCCCTGGCCGGGTGAGATGGCGGTGTTCCGCAGCCCCTCGACCGATGGCTTCGAGCTGCTGACCACGTTCGGCGCGCGCGCCCGGATCGGCACGCTGATCTCGGACTTCTACGCCGGGCCGACGTCGCGCTTCGATCTCGGCAATGCGCTGGTGGTCGACTTGCTGACCGGCACGCTCGAAAGTGTCACCGACTTGACCCTGTTCGGCGGCGCCAACGCGCTGGCCATCGAGAGCGCGCCCGGAGTCTGGGAGATCGTGCAGGCAGGCGCGGCCGAACTGATCGCTCCCGGCCGGTATCGTCTCACCCGGCTCCTCCGCGGCCAGCGCGGCACCGAGGGTGCAATGGGCAATCCGGCGCCCGCCGGCGCGCGGGTCATGGTGCTCGACGACAGCCTCGCATCGCTGCCCATCGCCGAGGCTGATCTCGGCATCCCGTGGAACTGGCGCATCGGCCCGGCGAGCCGCCCCGTCAGCGACGAGACCTATGTCGCGCAGGCCTTTACGCCCGAGGGCGTCGGGCTGCGGCCGTTTTCGGTCGTCCATGTCGAGCAGCCGTGGCGCAAGGCGCGCAGTCCCGGCGACCTCACCATTCGCTGGACGCGCCGATCCCGCGCACTCGCGGCCGACAGCTGGGGCGGGCTCGAGGTGCCGCTGGCCGAGGAAATGGAAGCCTACGAGGTCGAGATCCTCGACGGCACGACCGTAAAGCGGGTGCTGAGCACCGCAACCACCAGCGTGGTCTACACCGCCGCACAGCAGACCGCCGACTGGGGCGCGCCGCTCGGCCCCGGCGATAGCCTCGACATCCGCATCTACCAGCTCTCCGCCCTCGTCGGGCGGGGCGCGCCCAAGACCGTCACACTGACCTTGTGAGGACCCCATGTCCGACGCCACGACCCATCTCCTGCTGCCCTACATCCTGGCGGCGCAGGCCCAGAAGCACGTCACCCACAACGAGGCGCTGCGGATCCTCGACGGGCTCGTGCAGCTCTCCGTCCTCGACCGCGACCTGGCCACGCCGCCCGCAAGCCCCGCCGACGGCGACCGCTACATCGTCGCCTCGGGTGCGAGTGGCGACTGGGCCGGCTGGGACCTGAACGTCGCGCTCTGGACGGACGGCGCGTGGCTGCGGCTTCCGCCGCGGATCGGCTGGCGGGCTTGGGTCGAGGACGAAGGTTTGTTGCTTGTCCACGATGGCGCCGGTTGGGTCGGCACGACCCCGGACGCGCTGCAGAACATGGCGCTGCTGGGGCTCGGCACGACCGCGGATGCGTCGAACCCGTTCTCGGCCAAGCTGAACGCCGCGCTTTGGACGGCTAGACCCAAGGCCGAGGGCGGCACCGGCAATCTGTTCTACACGATGAACAAGGAGGCGGCCGGTGACGACCTCGGCCTCTCGCTGCAGACAGGTTTCACGACCAAGGCGCTACTCGGTCTTTTTGGCTCAGACGGCTTTCGCCTCGCTGTCTCGACCGATGGCAGCACCTTCTTCGACGGTTTCATTGTCGACAACACGAGCGGGATCGTCGATCAGCCTCGGCTGCCGCGCTTCAAGGCGTATACGAACTACGACAATTATGTCGCTGTCGACACCTGGACGAAGATCGGCATCAACAACACCGACTATAACGATCAGGGCGCATTCGATGCCGGCAACAATCGCTTCGTCGCACCGGTTGCCGGCACCTACCTCTTCGGCGCCACGCTGCTCTACAAGGTCAATTCCAGCACCACGGCGCGGATGCGCGGACGACTCGTGCTGAACGGCTCGACCGAGATCCGAGGATCGTTCGGCGAGATATCCGGGGCGCACACCTCCGAGGCGACGGCGCTCTGGCTGCAGACCATGGCGTCACTCGCCCAAGGCGACACTGTTGAGCTGCAGGGCACCTTTCGGGCGGCAGATGGATATTTCGCCGCCGACCATACGTCCTTCTGGGGCGTGAAGGTGGGGTGAGCGGCGGTGGGAGATGTCGAAGCCCCCCCGATCCGACCAGGGGTTCGCCTTAGCCGAGACCCGATCCGCCATCCTGCCGCTCGTACCCTAGGGTCTGGACTCATTGAGTTTCAAAGGTAGTGGATCGGGGGTCGTGTCGCGAATGTGGTGGAAATTGCCGAGCAGCGGGCTCCGGGCATGTAACGATGGCTCCAGTCAGGCCGCGAGGTCAAGGGACATTGGCTCGAGAGGCTGGGACAGAGTTTCCCAGCCATCGACCTTTCGCATCTGGATCTGACCGGAAGCCAGCAGCGCCCAGAGCAGCATCGGCACGGTTTCGGCGCAGGGCAGCACGGTCTGGGTCTTGATGCGGCGGCGGAACTCCTCGTTCAGACGCTCGATGGCATTGGTGGTCCTTGCCGACTTCCATTGCGACGGGTCGAGGCGGGTGAAGCTGAAGAGCCGGTCGCCCGCTTCTTCAAGGCTGTCGGCCACGGCCCGGCACTTCAGCTTCCATTTGCGGAGGAAGGCCTTGCGGCGCGTCTCGATCTCGGCGGCGCTGTCGGCGTAGATCATGTCGCGGTAATCTTCGCTCAGCTCGTCATGCAGGCGCTTGGGCGCGTGGCCAAGCAGGTTGCGGTGCTTGTGAACCGTGCAGCGCTGAATGGCCAGTTCCTCGCCCCAGAGTGCCACAAGCGCAGCTTCAAGGCCGGGGGCGCCGTCAACGATCACGAACTCGGGCCGCCTCAGGCCCCGCGCGTCCAGATCGGCGAGGAATTGGCTCCAGGCAGCCGTGCTTTCGCCGCCCATGTTCCTGATTGAGAGGAGCACCTTTTGTCCGTCGCGCCGAACACCGATCGCCGCCAGCACCGAGATGTTGGTGGCCTTGCGGTCCAGCCGGGTCTTTATGACGGTGCCGTCGAGGATGAGCCGCACGATATCCTCCTCGGCCAGGTCGCGGGTGGACCAGGCGTCCCAATCGACCTTCACCTTGCGCCAGGCCCGGCTGACCACGTCCTTGCTCACCGCCCCCTCGAACAGTCCGAACAGCGCCCGCTTGACCCGGCGCGTGTTGGTGCCGGCCAGGTAGACCGCCGCGATCAGGGCCTCGGCCTTCTTTGTCAGCCGCCTGTAGCGGGGCAGTGCCTTCGAGCGCCATTCGGTGATCTTGCCGGCTTCGTTCTCGATCCGGGCACGAGGAACCCGCACCGTCTCAGTGCCGAATGTGCCGGTCAGCTGCCGATCGCGATGCCCGTGGCGGTAGCCCTTGGCCCGCTCGTTGCCGCGGCCGTAACGAAGCCGACCAAGAAAGTCGGCCAGTTCCTCTTCGAACATGGCCTCAATGGTGGCCCGGACATTCGCCCGCAGGCGGTCCTCGATCGGATCATACCCGCCTGCGTCGGGCAGTAGCGAAAAGGACGAGCTGTCGGTAATCTGCTTCATGGCGTGATCTCCCTGGCGGTTGCAGCCGCCGGCTGGGTGGGTGTCAGTTCACCCGGAGATTACGCCGCCATCCAATTTCTACCACTTCCGAGACACGACCGATCGGGTTGAAGATGAGTTCATCGCGATCCCAGCACCGGGGATGGCGGGCAATGACTTCGCCCCGACAGCCAATCACCACGTCATGGACATAAGCCCGGATCCAGACATCCTGATGGGCAAAGGCGACCGGCACCGAGTAGTCATTGGTCTTGTAGCGCACGAGCGATTGCGACGAGACGCGGCCGGTGTCCTGATCGCAGGCGTCAAAGGGTGAAGCAGGCAAGGATCGCATCTCTGCCAGATCGCGCTGCAGCCGCTCGCCGATCGTTTCGCCCTCACCGCGCAGGACATCCTGCTGGCGCTTGCGGCATTGCTCCTCCAGCCAGAGGTTGAACGCCTCCCAGGTCGCGAACTCGGGGAGCGGCACCATGAAGTTGCGGCGGCAATAGCCCACCAGGCCCTCGACATTCCCCTTGTCGTTGCCTTTGCCGGGGCGGCCATAGCGATCCCGGATCAGGTAATGGGATAGAAACCCGCTGAACAGGGCGGCCCGCTTGCGGGTGCCATCGGGCAGGATCTTCGCCACCAGGCACCGGTCGTTGTCATGGACAATCGACTGGGGGACCGCCCCAAAGAAGGCAAAGGCGTGGATATGGCCGTCCACCCAGGCCTCGGCCACAGCCGCCGGACAGGCGCGGACGTAACAGGCGTCGCTGTGCGGCAGATCCAGAACAAGGAAGTGGGCCTTCTGCTCGACACCGCCGATCCTGACCATCGCCTCGCCGAAGTCAGCCTGCGCATGGCCCGGGGGATGCGCCAGCGGCACGAACACTTCCTGGCCCCGCCGTTCCCGCTCCCGAATGTAGTCCTTGATGATCGTGTAGCCGCCGGTGAACCCGCATTCGTCACGCAGCCGGTCGAACACCCGCTTCGCGGTGTGCCGCTGCTTCCGCGGCATGGAGCGATCCGCCTCAAGCCAGCCCTCAATGATCGGGATAAAGGGATCAAGCTTCGGCCGCCTGACCTCGGCCGTCCGCCGGTAGCCCGGTGGCACCGAGAACGTCATCATCTTCGCAACCGTATCACGGGAGATGTTGAAGGCCTTCGCCGCCTGACGCTGGCTCATGCCTGCCGCGCAGGCCTGGCGAACCCTGAGATATAGTTCCAC